TACAGCCTAATGTTGAAATTGGCTGAAAGTGGAGAATTATGAAATTACCTAAAGTTGGAAGTAAATGGCGGTCTGGAAATTTTAAACATTTTTATGTTAAAGCAGTAGTAGAACTAGAAGGGCATACATGGGTCTATTATGGAGAGTATGGAACTGATCGAGAATATAGTTGTTATCTAGAAAGTTTTCTAGAAAGATTTAGTGAGGAACTAGTATGAGATTAGATGGATTTGTAGAAAAAGGTTGGGGTAGCGAATTCATATTTGCAACTAATGACAAGTACTGCGGAAAACTTTTAAAGTTCAATACTGGTGCAAAATTTAGTATGCACTTCCATAGTGTAAAGGATGAATCATGGTATGTTCTTGATGGCAAGTTTAAAGTTATCGTAATCAATACTGCTAATGCCAGTCAAACGGAATATGAATTAGTCGGAGGAATGACTTGGCATAATCCTCCATTATTACCTCATCAAGTTATCTGTATTGAAGAAGGTACTATTATTGAAGTTAGCACACCTGATAGCGTTGAGGACAACTACAGAGTAGCCAAAGGCGATAGCCAAAAATGAAAATAGTCGTCAATGGTACTTTTGATATTCTGCATCGCGGACATATTGAAATGTTAGAATATGCAAAAAGTCTTGGAGACCATTTACTGGTTTGCATCGATACTGATAGCCGAGTTAAGGAACTCAAAGGATCAGACCGTCCGATTAACAATCAGGCTGATAGGGCATTCATGCTCAATGCATTAAAATGTGTAGATGCAGTTTGGATGTTCGCCAATGAAGCCGAATTAGAATATATTCTAGAAACTTATCAACCAGACGTTATGGTCAAAGGTAGCGACTACGAACACAAACGTATTGTAGGAGAACAGCTTTGCAAAAAAATTAAATTTTATGAACTCGTCGAACAATACTCAACAACTAACCTCATTCAACGTATTACTGATCGGTGATAGTTGCACTGATGAATACAAGATCGGAACTGTAGATAGATTAAGTCCCGAGGCTCCTGTCCCCATTATAAAATTAACAAATGAATATTCACTACCGGGTATGTCTGCAAATGTTCTAAGGAACCTACAGAACTTAGACATCAATCCAGACTTTGTCACTAACGATAGTGAAATTAAGAAAACAAGATACATTGATCAAAAATCTGGACAGCATCTATTAAGAGTAGATACTGAACCCGCAGTTGTTCCTTGGGATGGTAAGACTCCTAACCATATTAAATCATATGATGCTATTTTAATATCAGATTACAACAAGGGTTTTCTAACATATGAAAGTGTAGAACAAGTTATTCGTTCTGCTAATTGTCCTATATTCATTGATACAAAGAAACAAGACTTATCTAGATTTAGTGCCGCTTGGACATATATAAAAATCAACGAATCAGAATACAAGAATCGGTATAGTATTCCAAAACATTTAATTGTCACTCTTGGAGACAAAGGCGCCCAATTTAACGGTAAGATGTATTCAACTACACAAGTAGAAGTTATGGACGTATGTGGATGCGGTGATACATTTATGTCTGCATTGGCTGCTCAATATCTCTTTACAAAAGACATAGAAGCTGCTATAATATTTGCTAACGTGGCGGCAGGTATAACTGTGCAACACCGCGGAAACTACGCACCTACACTTGACGAGATTAGAAATGCCGGATATTGATTTAGATTTTCCAGATAGGACACGGGCACTTGATGTTATCAAACACATCCCTGCGGCTATGTCAGATAATGGAACTTTTAAAAAGCACAACACTGGTGTATATTGTCATTCTATTCCTTACAATCCCCTAACCGAAACTGCCAGTATAGACTACAAACAAGCAGAGGATCGCGGCTACTTTAAGATCGATTTCTTAAATGTCAGTGTCTATAAAGACATTCGAGATGAAGCTCACCTAACTAGATTACTCAATACGGAACCATTATGGGATTTATTATTGCAAGACGAATTCGTGAATCTGTTATTTCATGTGAACGGACATGGGGCAATTTTGAGGATGATGAAGCCGACGAGTATCGAGGAGTTAGCCGCTGTATTGGCTATTATCCGCCCGGCAAAACGATATCTGATTGGGCAAGATTGGTCCGTCGTGAAGAACGAAGTTTGGCAGAAACCCAACAGCGATGAATATTATTTTAAGAAGAGTCACGCCCATAGCTACGCAGCATTAGTAGTCATACATATGAATCTTATCTGCGAAGGTATTAGTTATGGTTTTTCTTAACCGATCTAACTAACTGAATCGATTTGCGTTTAACACGCTTTTCTGCAATTTCACTAAGATTTACCAACGGACCAAACATTAACTCTGCATCTTTGGAGTTAAACGTTTTTATAAAGGGTCTAAATATTTGCATTTCTTTCTTTAGAAAAATATTAATTGGTATTTTTCTATTGCTTTCCCACCACCAAACTTCACCCATTTCTAAAAACAATTGACGTTCTGTTTCGCCTGTAATCATTGATATGTCATATATGCTGGCAACATAGTCGTCGAAATTTATAACGATACCTACATATTCCTTATCATTGGACTTGACGCAGGAAATAAAGGGGAAGTTGTCTTGAATTTGTTCTTTCATCTAGTTAAAATAAATACTTATATGCAAAATTTACCAATCTATTTATACCCAAACACTCTTGACGTTATATTAGATATGGACGCATCTACTAAGGGAATTAATCAAGTTATGTATCAACGAGACTTAAAAGTACAAAAAGGGATTAAAAACTTGATTCAAGTCCAGTTTAAGAATAGCGATCAGAAAAGGGTTCCAATTTTTAACACGCAAACATTTGTTTTTAGTATGTTTGACGCTATTAATCAGCGACTGATAATTGAAAAACCGTTAGATGTATTAGATGTAGGAACTATTACCACTCGTGGTCTTGCATTACTGACCCTTACTGAAAGTGATACTCTTGACCTAGATAGAACCAGCTATCAGTATAGCGTAAAATTATTAGACACTGACGGTAGCTATACTCCTACATATTCCAATACCTATTACAATGTGTCGGGCACACTGCACCTACAGAACGATGTGATGCCAGTTCTTAAGGACAGCACCAGTGTGGTAAATTTTGAATCAGTTTGGAACGATGCTACTAGATTGTATGAATTTTCTACAGGGAATATATATGCTAGTCCAGAATTTAACGGAAATGGCGCCTTGCATACTTTGGCTATCTATATGTCAAGATTTAAAGGCACAGTATATATTGAAGGAACACTAGACAACGATCCTGGTGCAAATAATAACTACAGCATCATCAATACTCTAGGCTATAACAGTTTTACCGGAATTGATTATGTTAATTTTAACGGTGTCTATTCATATGTAAGATTTCGGTATGTACCGGCTCAAGCTCCTACAGGTGGAGATAATAGAGACACTACTTATGCCGGAACAGTTGATAAAATTCTCTATCGAAGCTAAACTGTATATGTGAATGATATACAATCTGCATTATTAGCATTACTGCCTCCAAAAAGAAAACTGACATCCGGTGGATGGACAAGTTTTAATGCGCCCTGCTGTCATCATAGAAATGAAGGCAGAGATGATAGACTTCGTGGCGGCATCAAAGTAGAAAATGATGGATTTGTCTATCATTGCTTTAATTGCGGATTTGCCGCAGGTTGGACTCCGGGCAAACTGTTAAGTAAAAATACCAAAGACTTATTCAAATGGGTAGGTATGAGCGAGTTTGAGATAGGTAAACTGAATCTGGCCACTATGAAGATCAAAGATGATCAGCCAGTATTCAAAAAAGCATTTAATCTAACACTGCTAGAAAGACCCTTGCCTGACGGAACAATGTCTATAACGGATTGGATCGATACTGCACATTTACCCGATATTTCTGAAGACATTGGTAAAATAATAGAATATATTTTAGGTCGCGGAATGAAGATGGAATGGTATAACTGGATGTGGTGTGCAAATCCAGGCTACAAAGATCGCGTGTTCATTCCTTTTTATCAAGACGGAAAAGTTGTAGGATATACAGGACGTAAGATTACAGAAGGTAAGCCCAAGTATCTAACTGATAGTCAAAGTGGCTATGTGTTTAATATAGATGCCCAGGACTACACTAGAAAGTTTGTAATTGTATCAGAAGGACAGTTTGACGCTATTGCAGTGGATGGTGTTGCCATAATGACCAATGAGCCCAATGATGCTCAGATTGCTAGATTAACTGCACTAGGTAGAGAAGTTATTGTAGTGCCGGACAGAGATCGTCCTGGTGCAAAAATGTTGAAGCACGCCATACAGAATAACTGGACTGCCAGTTTGCCGCCTTGGGGTGATGATGTCAAAGACATTGCTGAAGCTGTAAAGAAATATGGACGCTTGTATGTGTTAGCCACAATCTTACACTACAAGGTCACGGGAGAGATAAAAATAAATCTACTGAAGAAGAAACTAGAAGCAATTAAAGATGATGAATAAAAAAGAAAAACAACCTAAACCAAACTACAACTACGACATTCAAAAACTGTATCTCGAAATGTTTATGAGTGATGCAGAGACATTTGTCCGCTGCCAAAATATTTTTGATCCATTAAACTTTGACCAACGACTGCAAGACATTGCTTCATTTATTACCAAGTATGTAGATGAATACAAGGTCATGCCCGAAGCTACGATTGTTAATGCCAGCACAGGTGCGGATCTAAATCCTGTACAACTTCCCAAAGAAAACTACGACTGGCTGATGAATGAGTTTGAAAACTTCAGTCGACATAAAGGACTAGAGCGAGCAATTATCAACTCAAGTGATTTGTTGGAAGCAGGCGATTATGGTCCAGTTGAGAAGCTGATCAAGGATGCTATTCAGATCAGTCTAAATAAAGACATGGGTACTGATTACTTTGAAGACCCTAGAGCTCGATTGAGTAAACTAAAGGACGGCAATGGACAAATATCTACAGGATGGCCTAGCATTGATAAGAAACTGTATGGAGGTTTCAATAGAGGTGAGCTTAATATATTTTGCGCTGGCTCCGGTGGTGGCAAGAGTTTGTTTCTGGCTAATATGGGTGTTAACTGGGCGCTCCAAGGGCTCAACGTGCTGTACTTAACATTTGAATTGAGTGAAGGCCTGGTGTCTATGCGTTTAGACAGTATGATGACAGGTATCTCAACTCGTGAAGTGTTTAAGAGCATCGATGACGTTGAACTCAAAGTTAAGATGTTGGGCAAGAAGGCAGGTAATCTCCAGGTCAAGTATATGCCATCGGGCAAGAACTGTAATGATATTCGAGCATACTTGAAAGAGTATCAAGTTAAGAAAGGCTGCAAGCCTGATGTTATTCTAATTGACTATTTGGACTTGATGATGCCGTTGAGTGTCAAAGTTAGCCCAAGTGATTTGTTTGTTAAGGACAAATATGTATCAGAAGAGATCCGTAATTTGGCGATGGAAACACAATGTATTACAGTCACAGCTAGCCAGTTAAACCGTAGTGCTGTTGAAGAAATTGAATTTGATCATAGTCACATCTCAGGTGGCCTGAGTAAGATTATGACAGCAGATAACGTGATTGGTATCTTTACAAGTCGTGCAATGAAGGAACGTGGACGTTATCAAATCCAGTTTATGAAAACAAGGTCTAGTAGTGGTGTTGGACAGAAAGTTGATCTAGAGTTTAATGTAGAAACACTACGCATCAGTGATCTAGGTGAGGATGAAGATAGCGGTAGTAGCTTCAGTCAACAAAAGACGCAAGGCGGCGGTAGCAGTGTTTATGCAGGATTGAAACGTACTAGTTCAGTTACAGAACAAGTTGACGAGAACGGAGAGATCAATCCCACAGTGGGCTCAAACTTTCCCAAGAGCAAGGCAGCTAATCATGCAGCCGGTATTCGAAACATACTGGCCACAATGAACAGCGAAAAAGATTAAAACCAGTTGGCTATCTGAAGACGACCACTTTCGGCAATGATCTTATGCCACTGGTCGATGTCGTCTAAGCCAAAAAGGATCTCAGGATCTGGGGGTATGAAAGTCCATATGTGATTGATACTCCATGGCGCTTCTCCAGCAATCTCGCCTTCCAGGTGTCCCGGCAACCATTTGGTATAACCTGCTACTACACGGAAGTTCTCAGGACCCGCATTTTCGCTGATAGCAGCCAGCACACTCATATCATTGCTAACACCAATGGTGTCGCTCAGTTTAATAGTCGTGGGGCTGAACCAATCCATACTGTGTATGACATGTATACGATTAGTAGCTTCTGGACCACCATTGTAAAGCGGTTGATCACGGTCGGTATGTAATCCCACGTTCTGCATAACAATATCAAAGCTGACATCATTACTAAATGGTTTATTAATTTGTAAGCCTATAGCACCTGTGCTGTCATGATCTAATATCAGCATTACGCCCCTACGAGAATACGGGTCTGGTCTTTTAGGATGAGCGGCTAGTAGATAGCCTCTATAGTTTTGTTCAATCATAACGATATTTAATCGATAAATATTTTAATATGCGATTACTTGAATTTAATCTAGGTGTTAACGAAAATCCCGACCTGAATCCCAAACTGTGGAAGAATAACGAGCTTATGCTTGATGTTAAATCAGCGCTGATTAAAATTGCCCAAGACTTTAAAAAATTCGTAGACATACCTTTTGAAGTACTAGATCTAACCATAACAGGTGGCCAAGTCAGCTATTACTACACAGACCAAAGCGATTTGGATCTACACCTGGTTGTAGATATGAATAATACGCCCTGCGATAGAGAAGCAGCCGAATTGTTTGATACCAAACGTATGCTCTACAAAAAGAAATACACTGTAACGGTAAAAGGTATTCCGGTTGAGCTCTATGTAGAGGATAAAGATTTTCCAGCAGTCAGTGCCAGCTACAGCATACTAAAAGACAGGTGGATCAAGCATCCAGAACGCAGTCCAGCTGAACTAGATCTGGAAGAAGTCAATAGAATGTCAGAGCAATGGCACAAAATAATCCAGGCCGTTTTGACGTCAAACGACTTGGAAACCGCTAAAAAAACTATGGGAATGTTGCGGAAATATCGCAAATTAGGCCTAAAACACTCCGGTGAATATGGCGTAGCTAACTTGGTATACAAAACACTACGCAACAGCAATCTAGTGGAAAAACTCCAAGATTTCATCGATCAAGAGCATGATCGCTCTTTGAGCTTAAAATAATCTAAATCTTGTAAACTAATTTCCGGGCTACCGCGTTATATATGTATGCAGGGATAATTCTGCATAATTTAACCAAAAGGAAACTTTATCATGAAATTAGTCGCAACTTTAATCGCTTCAGCATTTGCTGTTACCGCTTTCGCCGCAGAACCTGCCAAGAAAGAAGAAGCCAAACCTGCCACACCCACAGTGGCAGCTCCTGCTCCAACAGCCAGTGCTCCAGTTAAGGCTCCTACCAAAAGTGAAGCCAAAGCCGCTCCCGCTAAAAAGGACGACAAAAAGCCTGCTGACGCAGCTACAGCTAAGAAGTGATCTAGAAGAAGGGGATGACACCTACGACGAAGTACTAGATGCACATGTCGGAAGAGTTCGTCCCCAATTGATCGAACCATGGGATGACAACAGCCCATTACCCGATCATATACTAGGCAGACTGGCTGAAATTCGAGAACTGGCTCTCAAGGCCTATCGTGAAAAAAGGACCTAACTAGTCCTTTTTTTGCGGGCCCAGATTCAGGAGCCCGAGCCCCACAGCGCGAAGCGCCAAGCGGTAAAAACGATTTTTCCACTCTATTATCTACCCTGATAATTAATCAACAGCGTGTGAACTCAACTGTCTACGAGCCAAATCCTGCCTTACTTGCTCAATCGCGTCACGTAGATCATGCGACTTGACATGTACAGCCAACCCACCAGCAGCAGTCCATGCTGCACAGTTGTCCGATCGATCATCTACTAGGATATCTCCGGGCCCGCAATGCTTGTGTTTGTCTGTACTATGCGGCCCAAAAAATACAGGTATATCGGGGAAACGTTCCTGGGCCCAAAGTACTTTGTCATAAAAGACCCAGGGCATGTCATCGTTATGAGGCACAGCAGTGAGAAACCTTAACTCCCAACCCAGCCGATCACGATACCCTCTAGCCAAATCTACTAAGACTAGAGCATGGGGCATCAAGGGCAAATCACGATACATGCGATGTTCGTTACGTAGCTTTAGCCACTCTTGGTCGGTGTTTTTATAGTGCCCATTTACAAACTTTTCTCGTAATGGTCTCCCCAATACACGGGCAGCACCCGCATCCCAATCGGCTACGACGCCGTCCATATCTAGATAAAATGTATTAGTCATTGAAGGTATATATGTAGTTGACTGTATTGCTGTTGACGCTGAGTACGTCTGCACCATTGCGTGTATGAAATGAGCGAGCCATATCAGTGGGTGGCGATAGTGTGACGTATTGAGTGATATTCTTACGTGTAGCTCTTATATTAGCACAGGCTTCACGTATAAGTCTACGGCCAGCACCGGGTGCATAACTCCAAATGGTATAGAATACTGCTACAGTGGGGGTACCCTCGTTAGGCACAGCTAACTCAAGCACATCTTTGGGCACTGAATCTTTATAAGCAGCACAGACCACAGCTTGTGGCTTCAAATACTGTTCATCCAACAGTACAAACACAGCACATGACTCAGAAACTCTAAACTCACGTGGTATTTCTGGGCGTACTGGATCATCTCTAATGAGTTCTAACAGTGGGTCTGACAGTGTGGTAATAATGTGTAGGGGCATACAGAGCAATAAGTATTATATACGTACTTATACAAAATAACAAAAATGCACCTAATATTCCCGGAAGCAGCAGACAGTAGCCCAGCATTGCTAATGTTGAGAGTTTATCTAGTACTGTGGAGTCAACGTACTGGCATCAAGCATGATTTCAGACTGGACGATCCACGTGGACTTATAGTGACATTGCCATTAGAACAACACTATACACAGTTTGCTCTACAGTGGGATCACGGTGAATTCTATATAGTAGAGTAAAAAAACAGCGCAAAAAAATTTTAGATGCCAAAATGTGTTGACAGTGAGAGTTTTACACTGTACACTGTAAGAACTATGTACTTAAAATTAACCAACGCTAGCCCACAGCACAGAGGCACCAAATTAGCCATAGACCGCGATCTAGTAGTGACTGCACACAGTAGTCAAGTGACTAGAGACGATGGATTAACGGAAATGGTGACATTCTTGTTCTGCCCGCCACACGGCACTTGGGAAGTGAGCGAGACTTTTGATCAAGTGTTGAGCCAGTTGAACAAAGTCTAAAGAATTGATCAGACCGAGGTCGAGTGCGGGCAAAAAAATTTGCCGCGCAGTTAAAAATAGGTCAAGAGATCTCGGCCCCTGGTGATCTAGTCTAACCATGGTGGTAAAAACTGTGGGGAATGATTTGGGGAGTGGGGGATGAATTTGGAGATTGGGGAAAGGTTTGGCATGCAAGCTGCACACTGCAACAGTGCAACAGCGTGTGCAACCTGACCACCCCCCACCATGTCCCACCCGGGCCGGCCACCCCCCACACCCCTCAACCTGCCTCCAGTTCCTCTGCACAGTCCCAAGTAGGTTCATCAAAGTTGTAGCCTTCTGCCACCAGTTCTTCTACAGCGGCGTTGAACTCTGCTTCCAAGTCCCACACTGCTGCCGCAACACGCTGATCTTTCACGCGGCGTGCCCGTGCTGTACCCTGCTTGTAGACTAGGAACACATGCTCTTGGCAGTAGCTCTTGCCCAGTACAGTGGCACAGCCGCAGGCCACTAGTGCGTTGCCCATATAGGTACAGGAGTCTAATGCGGCTGCTGTTGTTGTAAAGGTATTAGTCATTGTCTTTCACGATCCGGTCAAGTTCTTGGCGTTGTTGTTCATTGGCATTGATGTAGGCACTCATACCGTGCACCAATCCTTGTTCGTATCCGTCTCGGCGGGCTAGGTAATCACTGCACATGAACAAGGCCAGTATGCACCAGAATCCCCATGTGTCCCAGCGGCACTCTAGAGCATCCAGTAGGAGCCCTAGAGTTGCATATACTACTAGCCTGGTCATACCCGCTTCATGCAGGTAGTCTTGGCCATGGCCTTCCAAGTCTTTGGAAAGGATTTACGCAGGTCTGCCAGTTTCAGCACCATACGCAGGCTCAGCTCACGCAGTCGGTCTTGGTTCTCTACTACGAACTCAACGATCTCGTCCTTCTGCACCTGCTCAAAGTCAAAGCGGGCCAGCATGTCGTTGTCTTTGACCACCTGCTTGATACGCAAGATCTTCTCACGGTTGGTGTCAATGGCCAAATCAATGTAGTGGCAACGGCTTTCCAGGGCGTCCAGGTGATCACGCAGTCGTTTGCTACGAACGTGCTCGAACTTGATGTTGGTAATGAAGATGGCTGCACCTTTGAACTCAAAGCGATCTGGAATGCCTTCACTACGTAGGATCCGGCTGTCTGTGTTCCAGCTGATGAATCGGCGCTCACTGCTATCCAAGGCACCCTTGAGAATGTTCAGGCTCAGGTCTTCCATAAGGATACTGTCACAGTCATCAAACACCACCACATTGCCTTTTTCGGCAAACTCGTAGAGTTTAGCGTACAAGCCGATTGAGCTCATAGCACCTTTTACCACTTCGAACTTGGGCTTCTTCTCTGCTAGCGTATTGAACAGATCTGCTTTCTGTAGCACTCGCTCAACACCAAAGGATTTACCAACGCCTGGAGGGCCGCTGACGATCATAGCACGGACATCACCTTGCTTGACTGCCTTGGTCATCTCGTCCAAGATCTCAAAGCGTTCTGCCAAACGATCCAGAATGCTTTGATCTGTCTCCAGGGCAACTTCTTTCTCACGACGCTTGATAGCATCGGTATCGAATTCCAATACAGTGGTGCCCTTGCTGGGTGCTTTGCTTTTTGCTGCGGCCATTTTGTTTCCTTTAGTGTGTTGCGAAGTATGTATTATAACACCAAAAGAGCCTGTTGTCAAGCTCTTTCAGTCTTACTTATCAGTCCATTCGGCTTCCAGCGTAGACCTTTTCCAAGCCCAGCTTGGCTTTGAGCACCTCTGCGTAGGCGTAGGCGCCTGCTTCCAGGATGCCCATGCTCTGCACACCTGCCTTGCTGGGATTCCACAGCTGGAGACTGCCGGTATAGTCCTTGCGGAAGCCAGCTGCCTGCAGGGCCTTGCCCAACTTTGAGTTGCTACGGACACCGTAGACGTTGACCCAAGCAAAGCCGCAAGCGTCACGATCGCCGTAGCGTTGAAGGGCTTCCTTAGCGGCTGTACGAGCAGCCATGGCGGCTTCGTTGCAGGCGTCTTGGACGGCTTCCAGGTTAAATGCTAGTGCTGTCATTTCGGTTTCCTTTTTGTTTAACATGTATGTATTATAACAAGGTTTTACCAGTTTGTCAACTGTTATTTGCTGGTGTGGTTTTTAAACAACAGGCCGCACAGCAGGCTAATTCCCCAGGCTGTAGTCCATTCGATAGTATGCACACCGTCTACTGCACCAACAAGGGCGCCGTTCCACAGCATGAACACGGGCCAGCTCATTACGAAGCTGATCAGGACAAAGCCGCCAACAACCACCACCGTGGCTCCAATGGCTGTAATGAACTTGTCCATTACTTGCCTGCCTTGGCTTCTTGAGCGGCGATCTTGCCGCTGTATGCCTTGCCTGCGGTATGGATCAGTCCGGTCTTGGTGTAGGTAATAACGCCGCCGGTGCTGGATGCGATTGGTTTAGCTAGTGTAGTCATCTTGTTCCTTTGTTGTTTAAGTATGTATTATAACGTCTTTTCAAAGCCCTGTCAACCACTAGGGTCTTTAGAAAGGTGCTGATTGCCCGTACATGCGTCGAGTGCCCCGCACTCGTTCTGCTGTGGCCTTGAGGTTTTCCTTACGATGTACCAGCATATAGGCATCGTAGTCTACTGCATCAAAGCGGCAGAACTGGAAGTCTATGCCCTGTGCTTTGAGCACCTTGTTCACTTGGACCAGGGTGGCTTCTGCCACTGCAATACCTACCAAGATATCATCGTTGGTGACTTCTTCGGTTTCAGTCAAACCAGCCTGTTCCAAGATCAGTTCGATGTTGGCTGGATCATCCAACACCATGAACTTGTGCAGACGCTTGTTCAGTGCTGAGTTGCAGTAGTCCTCCAAATAATCGCCTAATCGGTTGCTGTCGATGTCTTTGAGTGTTTTAGCCATGTAGTGCTCCTTGTTGCGATATATGTATTATAACACCAAACTGATACCCTGTCAACCACTAGGGTTAATAGGTTTCTTTGACGATATCGAACTGATCGGCAGGGTATTGGGCCTTGAACTCCTCAGTCTTGACATATTCGTTGTAGCTCTTGGCTTCGAAGAATACCTTCTTGAGAACACTCACATGCTTGCCTTTGGGCAGTACGGTTAGGTAGATGGATTTTGCTTTGCCTGCCATGGTGTTTCCTTAGATGAATTTGCTGAGAACTTGTTCTGCTTCTTTGAACTGACGCATCCGTGCCACACGGTCGTCGATGGCGATCAGGTGTGCTTCTGCCATGAGTTCTTCTGCGTAGTTGCGGTCATCGTCTGATGCCTGCAGGAACCAATCCTCTAGTGCAGAGCTGCTCATGTTCATCAGGAACAAGAGGTTGTTCTTATCGTATTCGTTCATTATTCAGCTCCAAAGTAAGGTGCGATGAGGATGGACAATCCCAGTGCCAACAAGGGCAATCCCAGGACCAATGCGAGGTTGATCAGTGCTGTCATATCAATATTCCTTGTGAAGGCCGTTGGCTTCGTTGTCTGTATAGCCTGCGGTATAGGCCACGATCTCATCGGGTGTCATCTGTGCCAACTCAATGCGAGGGCTGGAATAGCTGTCACCGACAAAGTAGTGGGGATTGTATTCGCGTCCGTACCAGCTGTCGGCTTGACCGCGATCGTATGGTCCACCGTGTCGTTCATCGTAGAATCTAGTGTAGATTGCTTCTTTAATCATCTTTGCTCCTTAGTGTCTATAAGTGTATTATAACAGGATTTTGATACCCTGTCAACCACTAGGGTCTTTACCAAACCAACTCTTTAGGACCGTATGTGACCTTGCCCTCGTACTCCAACTGGCTCTTTTCGAACTCTGTGAGGTAGTTGTCTTTGACAATGCGGAAGTCGATGATGTTCTCACGGAAGCCTACATTGTCGCACTCAATCTGGCTACGGAGGGCCATGACCGCCATGGTAGCATCAGCATGGCTACCTTTGAACTTCTTGATCACGTAGTCACTACCGCCTTTGAACTTCCAGTACTGTGGGCACTCGCCTATACCGTCCCAATCGTGGGCACCGTAGTTCTCTTGAGTCTGTGTAGTGATTAAGATCTTAGCCATTTGTTGCTCCTAGTGTGTTGCTGTCTATGTATGTATTATAACATGGTTTTACCAAACTGTCAACCACTTTTGGTGTTGTATTTTTACAACAAGATGGTCCGGCGTAGAGGAATCGAACCTCTATAATGACTTTAGAAGAATCATGTCCTATCCGTTGAACGAACGCCAGTCACTTAATTATAGCACGGATCAACCGTTAGGTCAATGCCGCAAAGGTCCGACCCTTGAGATCCAAGGTCATGGGCTTCTTGAAGCGGAACAGCTCCTTGGTGCCTGCTCTCACATATCCGATGGCTTTGGCTGTTCGTGTGTTTGGTTTCTCGCTGAACACGTAGACATGATTGGCCTGAGTTGGTTCCTGCCACACAGTGGTCTCAACGTAGATGTAATTAGTCGATTTGGATGTCATGGATCCTGCCTTCCTTGAAGATATAGTAGAGGTTCATAGAACCATAATAGACCCAGATGCAGTCCTTGCCCTTGGTCATTGTGTAGGTTGTGACTCCTCTACGGGCCATATCCTCTTCGACCAGCATGACCTCTAGAGGATTCAGTTCTGGATGGATCCTAAGCACGAGCCAAGACCTCCATCAAGCGGTTGTTGATGATATCCATCTCATCACGCTCCACATAGAAGTCAGTGGTTGGATCGTAGTAGGCGCCTTCAACAGGATCGTAGTACAGAACACGACCTGAGAAGTTGAACGGGCCTTCAAGTCCCTTGCGTGGGCCGTACTTGACACGCATCATGTCCATCTCGTCCTTACCAGCAATTACTTTGTATCCCATGTTCCACTCCTTGTTGCGATGTATGTATTATAACACCAAATTGGCAACCTGTCAACCAGTAGGGTTATTCATCCTCATCGGCGGTCAATTGATAAACCAAAACCTCCAAACGCTCAACTTCCTGATTGGATGATTCGTACATACTCAGCAACCACTCAACTCGCTCGGCTAGACTACCCTCACGCCAGTCCTTGCTACCCTCGAACAGGTCTGTGGGCAGGAGTTCCTGGATGCGTTCAATTTCTGTTTTCATTCTTCACTCCTTGTTGCGATGTATGTATTATAACACGGTTTTACCAGGTTGTCAACCATTTGTTTGTTGTATTTTTACAACAGATAAGGCGGACCCCTCAACAGCTTCACAGCGTGGAGGGGTCCTATTGTTGCCGGGACACTACCCCCGGACTTCGGAGCGATCTATTAGACTAGACCCAATTGCATGGCTTTGTAGCCGGCTGCAATCAATTTGCGGCTTGGACGGCCGATTGCGTACTCAGTGACCTGGACGTGATTGCCAGCGACACGAGTGTTGGCGTAGACTGCATAACCGTTCTGACGGATGCGGCTTACTTCGGCACTGATGTTCTTGATACCGAAACGCTTAGAAGCGGCGCTTGCTGTCATCTTCTCACCTTGATACAGGGCGTTGAAGAGTTTAAATGTCTTGGTTTCTGGATTGAAATGTTTCATTTTGTTTTCCTTATTAGATACTGCTGTGCAGTTATCTACAAGTATACACACATCTGTAATCTAGATCAAGAACTCATTTGTCCAAATACCCCGTTGTGGGTTATCGAAGAGGACTTATTGGCACTGCCTCTACGCACACTGCAGGGGTTGATCAGTAAGGAGCGTCTTCCAACTGGGCGTCGACTTCAGCTTTGGTCACAGTGGTCTTCGGTGCCTTGGCACGGATGGAGTCCAGTGTAGGCTTAGCAGCCTTAGGAGCCTTGGCCTTAGGAGCTGCTTTAGTAGCAGTGACCTTGGCAACTTCTGAACGCTTGTCCAACTCATTGGCCAGTGCTTCTTGCACCAAGGCATTGGTCACGCCGTCTTTGGTAGCAAAGTCGATCTCCATAAGGAATGCAACAGCATCCTCTTTGGTCATGGCGTGCTTGAGTTCGATGATATCAATATCAGTGTGACCGTTCTTGATCAGAACCTTGGTACGCATCGCGTCATTGGCGAAGCGAACTTTGAACTGACCGTCTTGTTTAGAAACGCCTGCATGGGTAAAAGATTTAGACATAAAATTTCCTTTGTGAGTCTGTGTGTAATATGAGCAGCACCGCGCTGTCCATACCTTAATTATACAACGATTTTGGTTCGTTGTCAACCATTATCTGGCTTTAGGAGTTGATTGTTTCGAACGGATTGTAATCCTCCTGTGGCGTTTCCGCAACATCTGCCACATTCATCGCCTCCAAGGCACCCAGGACAATCTCAATCGGGCAGTTCAATTCGTTTGCAATAGCTCGCGAGTTGAAGCCGTCGATATACAGTTGCTCGATATCGTATGCTAGATCTTTAAGTGTGCTCATTATGCTTCTTCCTTGATGTTTTTAAATGCTTCGACCAACGGCACATAACGGTCGCTGTGGTCCGCTACAAACCAAACAGCCTTGCCGTCTATGTTGCGCAAGATGTATTCGTATTCCTCATATTGGTGGTTAGCCATATAGCTTGAGAAGCTAACGAACTTCTTGGCAGTAATGCCTGCCTCGCCGCGATCGCGTCCGTAGAATGTAGTTGCACCTGCCAAATCAACTGCTTCGTGGAAAGCGGCTTCATCTTCTGGGCTACTGTGTGGGCTGAAAGGGTGCTTGCTGCCAACTTCTTTGCCCAGCGAGCTGATGTCGCCCAAGTCAATCAAGTCGCGCAGTTTGAACGGATCGCTGTAGTGTTCCAACAGGATCTTGCCGTTGTTTTCCAAGTAGCCGTCCCAGTGGCAATATACTTGCTGGACTGTGCCGTCTGCGAATTCCAATGCGATAGTGCTTCGTGTTCCCATTTAGTGCTCCTAGTGTGTTGCTGTCTATGTGTTAATTATAACACGGTTTTACCAGACTGTCAACCATTATTTGTAGTAGGCAATATACATTCTCTTGCCTACAGTTGCGTAGACGTGCCCGCCCTCGTCAATTGGGTTGTTGGCACTTAGGATCTTGCCCACAACCTTACGCACCGTAACGTCATTGACATCGCCATCGTCGTAGGCATATCCCCTGTCCTGGTCTGCAAACTCTTTGTGTGCAGAGGCAATATGGTACTTGCCTGAACAGCCACAGCAACAGCGATTGAGCTTGCCGTTGTAGACTTTGAAAACTTTGCTAACATCTAACATGGTTGCTCCTTTGTTGCTATGTGTGTATTATAACACGGTTTTACCAGACTGTCAACCGATACTTGCAGTAACCCTATCCGCTGTAGGGTCATAACGCAGGAACAATTTGCTCTCAATTCCCTCAATGTCTGCTACTCTGTAGCAGAACTCACTGCCGTTAGTCATGCCCAGGAACTCTGCTTTGTCAAACACAAGACCCTTGATCTTGTTGTTGAGAGCAATAGCTTTGAGATGTTCGACAGGGATGTCGATCATGTAGCGAACATTCTTTGCTGTGATCATACAGTCCCCTCATCAAGCAAAGTAATGTCGCAGACAATGTCGTCTGCAATGTCCTGGATACGCATGTGGTTATCCCACGTTACATCGCTGTCCCCTAGTGCTAGTTGCTGTAAGCGGTCTGCCTCGTTAAGCATGTCTACAACTTGATTAAGCAAAGCACTCTTTTCTGCGTTTGTCAGCATGTCAGCCCCTGTTTAGTGTAAGTGTATTATAACACTCTTTTGGGTGAGTGTCAACCAATAACTCTTTAGCAATCAGGGTCAAAGGATTCCCACTCTTGGGCTTCGTCGGGCTGACCGTCTTCCTCATCTTCATCCTCGAACTGCTCTTCGATGAACTCGTTAGCTTCCATCATGTCCTGCACCTCTTGTTCGCTCATTGCACCGAGGCAGGCTTTGATCACAGTGTCGCGATCCAGCAGGCCATCGTCGATCATTTCCAACAGCATGTTTGTGTAGTAACGTGTCATATCAGCTCCTTAGTGTTTCAGTGTAAGTGTATTATAACGCACTTTTACCAATCTGTCAACCAACCCTATTCGCTGTAGGGTCGATTGTGGCTTTAATACAACATCACTCTTCGTTCTCTTCTGCCTGCTCTTGTTCCCACTCACTGACTGCTTGACTGATACCAAACGCCTCGTCCAGCTCTGGGGGCAGGGTGTCTTCAATCTCATCTGCTGTCATACCACCATACTCATAGTAGTCGTCATCACCGTTGTACCACCGACCAGCAAAGCACATACCAGGCTCGTAGTACATGGCCAGGATCTCGAAGCCTTGCTCTTGCAACAGTGCATAGGCTGCAATCGGTGGCGACCAGGCACTGTCAAAGGTAATGATCACACCGCCTTCAATGTCCTGAACACTACCATCCTCACCGCCCACGTCCCATTTGGTTCCCCACTTGGACACATTGTGTTCATACCAAGTGCTATAACCATACCGCTCACGGTTGGCTGCTTGCTGGGCTTCCAGCTTCTCTTGCTCAGGACCAAAGCCGCTCACAGTGTCAATCAACGCCTGCGGGCAAGGAATGAACTCATTAAGGAATGTACCAGCGGCAAATGCAGTCTTGGCACGCTCGATCATTGCTGGATCTGTGTGTTCCAGCGTCACTGTGTTGTTGCACCAATTAGGCATCGAAGCTCTCCTCACCAAGTTCAGTAATCTCTTCTTCCACAACACCCAGATCAACGATACGGGCAGTCTGATCTTCATTGCTCACACCCTGGAAGGCAGTGCGGAATGATTGCACCTCTGACAGGAAGTCCAAGACATCTTCTCGCTCCCAACTGTCTGGCACTTCCAGCTCTTGCCGGATAATAGTGGTCACATAGGCTTTCATCTTATTCTCCTGTGTAGAATTCGTAGATCTTAACGCTGGGGTCCAACTGCACCAACTCCTGTGCCGCTTTGGTCAATGTCTTGTAGCGACGAGCAACCTCTGCACGGGGCAGTTCGCCATCGCAGGTCAAGTTCTCTGGACTCAAGTCTGCGTCCAACATACCAGCCACTTCCAGGCGACCAAACTTGCTCACGATCTCATACTGCTTCCCGTTGAAGATCGCGTTCCACTTGTTCTTCTGATCCACGTATGCTTGCAATGCTTTCATCTCTGCTCCTTAGTGTGTGTAAGTATGTATTATACAATCAAACCGCTACCTTGTCAAGCTCTTTTTGTATCTGCTGTGCAAATAATTTCTGTTGCTTCTTTGTCAGCAGACCAAACATCTCAACGACCATGCTCTCATAGTAGCCAGCAGTGTATGCGTAGGAATACTCTGCTTCTTTGACGGCGGCGAATGCTTGCAGTGACTGCTTGAACTCCTGTTGGGCCTGTGTAGTAAACATCTCTGCTCCTTAGTTGCTGTGTCTAAGTCTTAATTATACAGTGGTTTTACCAAGATGTCAACCTAGTTCGTTGTATAACCCTAGAAGCGTTATGGCTACTCCCACAACGTTAACGATCATCTGTTGTCTATTAGCCACACGCAATGACCATACGAGAAACAGGGCACCGCCCATGCATCCGGCAATTAATTGCAGGGTATGCAGTTCTTTGAAGAAACTCATGGTCACATACATGACCATGAAACAAACGGTGCCTGCCCACTGTAGTACTTCGTTAATATTACGCATCAATGCCTTCACGATCAATATTAAAGCTCAACTCTTGGAACCGCTTGTACATGCGATAGACATCACGTTTGGCTTCGATCAAAGCTTCACTGATGAGGTCCTCGGCAGTCCCGTCAGTAAGCACGTCTTTGGCATTCTCGTATAGGCATCCGCCGAGGTAGGAACTGCCCATCTCGTGTCCGTCGACCAGCACCCGTACACGTAGCATGAACCAATCGAGTTTGCAATCATTGATGTCTTCACAGAGTTGTTTGATATCAGTGATCGAGTCGTCGAAACAGTCATGTGGACTGAGGTCTTCATAGGTCTTGTCTACAATAATAAAGAAACCATCGCGTTCAAAGCTGGCGATCTCATCGTAATAGCGTGTCATACTAGTTCCTTATCGTGTTGCGGGTTTAACAATGATGTCCGAAGGGTAGCCGTCATGTTCGATCAGGCCCTTGCGCACGTACCACAGCTCACAGTCTACGTCATAGAATACAGTGTCAATGACTCGACCGTTGCGTATAACATCCCATGCTTTCATATCAGCTCCTTGTTGCGTATTAATATTAAGGGCGGCTCATTGTGTCAACAAATTCGTCTTCCACCAGTGCGTGGCAAGCATTCATTGTCATCTGCATGATGAGATAGGCCTGTGCCTTTTCTTTGCCCGTCATCATCTCAATGTACTCTTGCAACTCTGCAAGCGTCTTAGTGGCAAACATGCCGGAGAATGGAATTGGATTCATAGTGTGCTCCTTAGTGTGTATAGAACAATTATAACATGGTTTTACCAACCTGTCAACCAAAGACCCTTGCGGGCCCTGGGTTATACGACTTCCAGCATGTTAGCAGGCACTTTCCACAGACCACTTCCTGTGCGCACTGTGACGAATTTGATAGCGATCTTATCCACAGAACCCATATGGATCAATCCTGACTTTGACGATGTGAACTTGACAGTTCCGCCTATGCGCAGGTTTCGCTTGTTCTGATCTGTAAGCCGTGCTCGGGCGAACTTGACTGCATCGATGATCGAAGTCAGTTGATCGTTAGTGAAGTTGCCTGCGAGGATCTCTGCGTTGACTGTTTGAATACTCATATCAGCTCCTAGTTAGTGTAGAACAATTATAACATGGTTTTACCATGTTGTCAACCTCACATTGACCAAAACAATTCACTTGATGGATCACATGCACGTGGTGTATCATGTGGGATCTCCACCATCTCCCCGCTCATCAGGTTGCGTACCCGCTTGATGGTGGGCACGAACTCGAACCTTGCAACAGGTCCTGAGTAGGCATCGAGTGCGATCTCTCGCATCTCTCGCTCCGAGCGCTGTGACGTATGGTCACGCCATACACTGGTATGAACCAGCCGCTCGCCTGACCGGCAACGGCGATCCTGCTTGTAGACGTACAGGGTGTATTGTTGCATGGTTGTTCCTTTTTGTGTTTGTGTTTTGTTCATGTGTGTATTATAACACGAATTCAATGACCTTGTCAACCGATGGGTTATTTGCGGGCTTTGTTCAAACGAGGCAGATTGCCCGTTTGGCTAAAGATATAGTCCAGGTACCTCATCTCAAGATCTTTGTGGAAGCTGGTCATTGTGGAGTCTTCGCACCCAGCTACAGACACAGTCAACGACACCATTTCGCAACGCCGGGCCCACAGTGTGACACGACCTTCGCGCACTTCTCTCCGCAGTTCATCGCGAATGAACCAGTCAGTGGCATCTCCTGCACGATAGCGTCCAAAGCGTCCTTCAGTACCATACTTGGGCTGATTGCTGGTCTTCATGCGTACACCCAACGGATTGCCAGTCTCGCCCACTTTGACAATCTCGTCATCTACTACAACGAAGTAGACCCAACTGCGGTGATCACTGAACATCATGGCCTCGTTGATGTTCTCGTAGAACCAACGGTTCTCAGTATCCCTAGCCACATCACATACCTTGACAAACCCGTCTGCGGTATAAGTGTTGATGTTCAGTGATGCATTCATAGTACGCTCCTTGTTAGTGTATGTGAGTATTATAACATGGTTTTACCAGTTTGTCAACCAAAGCCCGTTCAATCTCCACGGACATCAGTATTCAGAACAGGCTTAACCATTCTACGGATCTCAACCTCACGACGATGAGCAGCCGCCTTGCCACGGATCACCTCGTGTACGTAGACCTCTATCTCGCTCTTGTCGTTCAGCTTACGCAACTCAGCACACAGAAGCCAGTTCTTGTCTTCAGTCTTGGCACGGTAGAAGTGCTTGGCAGCTCGAGCCAATACACTCTTGTTCACAGTGCTTTCAGTCTTGGCTGTGACACCTATGTAGTTGAGCCCATTGACCACAAGCTCATAGATGATGTGGTTGCGGTCCGCTCTCTTTTTGCGTAGTGTGTTTGTCTGTGTCATAGTGTATTATAACATGGTTTTACCAGTGTGTCAACCAAAGACCCTACACTTTACTCGGTCTCTGCGTAGCCGTCCTCTTGCCACTCGCTATGCTGTCCTACTACGCCCACACTATCTACCTCTGTAGCGTAGGCAATAGCGTCTGCTGCCTCAGCGGACTCTGCCTCTATTTGCAAGCTATAAACAACTGTTTGTGTGTAGTAAAATGTCTTCATCTAAGCTCCTTTTAGTGTAACTGTATTATACAACACTTTTGCCACTTTGTCAATACCCCTACACACAGGCCGTGTATAAAAAGCCACACTTGACGGCACTGCAAAACGGTGTTATAATACGCTTACACTAAAAAGGAAGCGTAATGAGTAATATTAAAACTGCCAATATTGCAAAAGCAAAAGTAATTTATTATAAAGATAAAGAAACATATAAGATTATATTTGCATTTAATGTACACATAAAAGAAAAAGATAATGGAGATATTGTACACGTATTTCCTACACAAGCAAAATGTGCTTATGTAAGTGGAGATATTGCATATGAGACATTACAACAAGATAAACTACGCATTATAGCACAAGCTAAACAGGTAATGCGTACCGATTATGTAGAGTTTGTTTAAAAAGGAAATTAAAATGGCACGAGTAACTAAAACACATGCAGTAGCTATTAATAAGTTAATGCTCCCACTTGTTAATACTGTAGCGTTTTATGATGAGAATGAAACGGACTTTATTATGTTTAAAATGTGTGCAGATGACATTGCACATAATGTCGCAGCACTACAAGTGTTTAATAGCACACTAGATGCAGCAGTATTACACGAGAGCATTATGCGACAGGATACTTGCCCCAGAGAGCACTTTTATACTGTGTTAAAGTATATAGAGGATAATCGGTTAATCCCCGCTAATATGTTTACTTGCAGTTAAACACGAACCTTTTACTACAGAGAAACCGACCGATAATATTATCCCATAATGCGCATAGAGGCCGCAAACGCATTATGCTTTAATAAAGTCGATTCTACGTAGTAAAAGGTCTAAAGATAATAGGGATAATGCCCAAAAACATTATCCCTATAATCAGTATCCAATATACGCAGGTGTCAGTATTGGATCCCGCTCCAATTATTCCTATTATCTCTCGATAATGAGCCCTTACCACTATGAGTTAATGGTTTTGGATTCGGCCAGACTGCGGTTTGTCTATAACTTGCCTCACCTGCCTTCAGAGATCTCCCAGACTCATAGCTCCTGATCTCGTTGTACAGTATATATCTCTTAGCCTACGGTTTGTATAGTGTGTATAGTGTGTATATGTATAGTGTATATATACACTATGGTGGGACTCCTGTGAGTCGAACACAGCACCAACGGATTATGAGTCCGCTGCTCTAACCAACATGAGCTAGAGTCCCACTATAGTGTATACATAGTCTATATGTTATACAGTGTATGTACTTATTATAGCACGGATCTAGGGTTTGAGCAAGTGAGATCACCGTGGAAAAGGTTCAAAAACGGTGTCAAAACGGTGGAAATATTGTGGATTTTCGGTGGATTCTGTGGCTTTTTGGCACGGTTTTACGGTGGATTCAGCGTGATTTTATAGTGTAGTATCGTGGGGTCAGGGTGGGGTGGAGGGGTAATGCTCAAATGGTTTTTCAAAAGGCCCCACCATTCTCTCACCACTCTAGCGGGGTTTTCTTATATAGGGTACAGTAGTATATACAATATACCAAGTAGGGCTCCAGCGGGGTTTTGTTGTATCGAGTGTACTACGCTGCACACCGATCATTGATCGTCTCTAGCGGGGTTTTCTTACGTATATGAACTCTAACAGTGTGTGATCGTAAACTATTCTCACTTACAAATAGCCCACTACAGCTAACACACTTGTATTTCCTGGTGTCTTCTAGTAGGGTGCTTTCTGGATGATCTTTACGTATATGTTTACTCATATACTGAGGAGCATACTCTTTGGCACACAACACACATATACTCTTTGTATGCTTACGCCCTTTAAGACTATTACTAATAGCAGAGAGTGTTTCTTCACTATGCTTTTTACCAGTCATACCATTGGCCTCTCCGTATAGTATAGGATTGACTCCGCCGTCTGTTTTGTTATGTAGTATGCCCGTGCCTAGATCTTTACGTCCGTAATGTTTAATAAGCTCTGTTTCCAAATCCATAGCTTGTTCATTAGTAAGACTTTCTTGTAGTATTATTATACGAGAGCGATCTGGAGGAAGTTGTATTCCTCGTTTGACATGTCCAGACTTATCCCAAGCTCGATAGCCTTTACCTTTGCCTATATAGTAGGGAGATTGATCTTCACGCAGGTATGCGTATACGTAGTAAATAGTCATGCTGATAGTTCCTTTCAAATGTTGACTGTTAGAGTGGATGGATACTGGTAATATCGCGATCCGCACCATTATTTGTTGATTTGCCCCATGTCTAATATGATATATACTATATATGAATCCTAATCTACTATTAACCGGCAATTATCAAAATCAACCTTTAGTGCAAAAGTTTATGGATACTGACACGAGAGAATTATACATAAAAAATTTCACATCACTCAGTGATTTCCGTGCGCAATGGAAAGCTCGTCCAATCACTTATACTACCAATAGTGATCATTATCGTTGTCCAGAGTGGGAGGATATAGTTTGGAATGACAGCATACTCATGCTGGGCTGTAGTGTTACATTTGGTGTGGGTCTTGATGACAGTGATACCATCAGTAGTCATCTAAGTTCTTATCTAGGGGGAATTCCTGTAGTAAATCTCGGACAGGGAGGTAGTTCTTGGACATTTCAGTGGATCAATACAGTTAGACTAGTTGCCGCTGGGATTCGTCCTCGTGCTGTTGTTTATATATGGCCCGACGTTTCTAGATACACTCGTATGCTGGATTCGAAACTTGCACGGCACACAGGTTCTTGGAGTGCTCAAGGTCTGGGACTGGAATACCTAAAGGACACTGATCATGCACAGGCCATCAGCGGAGAGATCTTGGCCTGTGTGCGAGCACTGTGGTCTTGCCCCCAACTGCACTATACCTGGAGTCCCCAGGTTGATCCAAACTGGAGCGTGCCTCGGCTGACTGCACCAATAGACCGTGCTCGAGATCGTATGCACCCGGGACCTGAGACTGCTGGAATATGGGCCGGTAACATAGCTCGGGACCTGGGAGAGCTCAATAGCTCTTTTCTTCTTGGATCGTCGAACCAGTTAAGAGATTGATCTCTCGTTTGATTTCAGCACGGCGGTCGTTCTTTAGGTATACATTGCGAGCAGCTTCTATGAACAGGAAGTCAAATCGCCGATCCTGTTCACAGGCACGTTTGTAGTTCTCTATATCCCAAAGTTCATTATTGACTAGGTATAGCTGTTCTTCTTCTGCTTCTAGACTGGGCACACCTGAACTTGTTCGTATTTCTTCAAGTAATTGCAGTTCCTGTTCTATGTTCTTTAGTTTAGCAGGGCTGAGGATTCGTTCTCGTTTGATCTTCAGTATAGTGATCTTGTCAATCAGTTCACCTACTGATATTGGTGCAGATACTATCATTGTTTATTATCCCGCGGAGAAGATACGGCTGCGAGGGTTTATCTGGCTGTTTTCCAACCATGTCCAAGCGCCCAGGAATGTGGGTGTCAATTGTATATGATGCTGTGGAATAAAGTAGCGTTCTGGTTTGGGGAAGTCCCAACCGTCTACCAAATTGGCAAAAACACTGTCAGTCATGATCGCTGCATCACTGTGTTCGATCAGCTTTAGCCAATCAAATACAGTGCCCTCATTGGTGATGTCCACACGGGCGTACTCAGCGGGTATCAGGGCCGGATCAATGCTCACGGTCTGTTGGCTTGACTCAAGGTGTGTGATCACATAGGGCTGACCATCTCGAGGTGCATAACGATCGTAGAACTCCTGTTCTCTTTGGTGGTCTCGGGTGATACATTCAGCCAAGCGCAGCTTGTCTTTGAAGGGTACCCCTGCACGTATATACTTGTATTGGTCAAAGCCCGTGTGTTGGAACCAGGGCTCGGCGCTGAACTCCGGGTGACCTGTCAAGGCTTGGTAAAGGCATATGATCTCATCGCACTTGAAGTTCTTGAGACGCTTCATAGGCTCGTCGTAGAAAAACGCTCCAGCATCGGGGGTCACTGGAATCCATTTGACCCAGGGCGCATGGCGGGTCAACTGCTCTAGCCAATTGTCCTGTATGGGCCAGTGTACATGATAGCCCTGCTCATGATAGTGTAGGGCTATGGGCAAGGCGATCATGATGTCTCCCAGGCCTCGGGTCTGTATAATACCTAATCGTTTGGTCATAGTTTGTATGTTTCCTATTATGTATGTATTTAATTATAGCATCAACTGACCCATAAAAAAAGCTAAATACTCAATTATGACAGCCACCACAGGATCCACCCTACTTGTTTCGGACTACAACAGTATTCAAACCACCGTATCTAACATACTGGGATTAAATCCTCAAGGTTATGGACTACCCTATGTGGCCAGTCGCCCTGTGTCTAGATCGGACAAGGTTCGAGCTTCAGATTGGAAGAATCTCCAATCTGATCTCAACATGATAAACAAGCATGTGACCGGCAGCTACACGCAGCTCACTACCGGTACTCGAAGCCAGCCAATCACTTCGGATATCCCAGCTTCTTACACAGACTTATCTAACTTTCTACTGGACTCCGGCAATGGTGATGCATCTAGGAGATTTACCTGTGCTGAAAGTGAATATTATGTGGACCCTGTGACGTCCAACACCATTAACTATACTGGGGGTGTCAGTACACGAACTACAGTGTGGGGCATACAGGAATCATACATAACACACGTGGTTCGTGTTGGGTTTCCCACAGCAGATACCATGGTCTACTTCTTTAACCTGGGCAGTTATATTACCTTTTTGCCATTTCGTGTGGGTGCAGGGCTGAACAGTGCGGACTATGAATGGTTTACTTTTATCAATTGGCTACGTTCCGGAGATCCGGCTGTGCCTGTGCTGCACTATGATAGAAGCCACAGTATAGTGCATAATCCAGGCAGTACGATCAACAACATATACAATGCCACTACTTCTACCTCGGGTATCAGTATTGATGTATCAGTGACCAAAAGTCTAAATGGAAAATACCTAGACTTTACAGTTGCCTATCGAAATAACGATATTGCAGCCATTGTAATTGACCCCTCAACAAGAATTTGGACAACCTTGGTATAATATAATGGCCAGCATTTTCACCTACACCATCATCAATAACGACCCTGTTCTTCCTGCGGTCCTTAATTACATAACGATTGCTACCAATCTTACTCAAATACAGCATCATTTACAGTTATCTGATTGGCCAAATTGGCAAATTCCATGGAGCTCTGCACCCTATGACGACTTTCAAGGCTCTTCCACTATTAGAACTAGCTCCAAACCTTATGTAGGGCTAGTAACAGATGTGATCAAAACCTACCAAGGTAACGTTGTTTCATCTGGCATCTACTATATGAAATTGAGCAACAATACAGATATTTCAGCAGGGTATGCAGTATCTGGAGAAAATTTTACTGGTCCTACGGTAGTCGCTACCAGTGGCACTACATGGGTTCAGCTGAGTACAGATCCGGTTCCGAGTATACCATTGGTAATTGGTTCGTCTAATATTACGTTCACACCTCCCGAACAATTGTTGATATTAGAAAACACGCTGGGTTTGTCAGCAGGCTGGACGGCATCTGGCAATGGATATTCTGGGCAAACAATCATTTCTGTTAAAAACGAAAGTATTTTGGTAATGAGTGGGCCTCCGAGCACTACTCCTACCGGAAGCATATTATTCACTTCTAATTTAGACCAAATGATCACTGTGACTCCGGGCGGAGGAACACAGGTATTTTCGATGGACTACAACAATGTGACTTCGGCAATTGGGACCTACACTTCAGCAGTATCTTTACATTTTACGTTGGGCGGTAGTAGCGTAGTTAAAAATATCACTAATTTATATGCAATTAATAGTGCCCCAGTTTTTGATGTGTATAATCCAAGCTATGATTGGGGTGGCACCGGCGGCGATGGCGGCCCTGGAGGAGGTTGTGGCACCGGCGGCGATGGCGGCAGTTGTGGTGCGGCAGTGTGTGTTACTGCTGGAACATTGATCAGAATGGGTGATGGTACATTAAAAGTTGTAGAAGATATAGTAGTAGGTGATACTGTACTCACTACAAATGGCATTTCTAATGTGGTAAAATTAAGAAGGTCAGTTCTGGAACATAGATGGATTTGGGTAATTAACGAACATCTCGAAATCACTGGCGATCATTTGATCAAGACCACGGCAGGATGGAAATGTGTTGAACCTGATTCTTATTTGAACCGCAAGGCCAATGGTCTTGCTCCACATCAAGTGCAATATGACAAAATAAACATTGGTGATATTCTAATAACTGAAAATGGAACTGAAGAATTTACAACAATCCGAGCAAAGTATTTTAGTCCAACGACAATTGTTTATACAATGTATGTAGACGGAATCTCCGAATATTTCGCTAGCAGTATCTGTATTGACGGAATGCTAATGCCAGTAGATTATAGAACTAATTAACAATTATGCCAGCATTAACAGAATTTGACGTAAACTTAACCATAGGTAGCAGTATCGGCTTTCGCCAAGTGGGCGGAGGAGCCTCGAACGGAGCAATTATTGGACCGTACCCAATTGTTCAGACCCTTCGAGACCTAGAAGGCAATACATATCCGTTTATAGAAGCCAATAGCGCTATTTTAGATATCGATCCATTAGATACTTTCTATATCTATCCAGGTGGAACAAGTGCTGTTCAGAATGTAGTTATCCACAATCGAGGCAACCTTGCCTTGGTAATTAATTCAGCTAGTGACATTTCTTTTACTTCTGAAAGTGTAACTCCGAATCTATCAGCTACTTTTCCAATTAGCATTGCCCCATTGAGTTCTTCTACAGTTGCATTATCCTATAGCAGCAACGATATAGGCGAATATGTCAACTATTTTATAATCAATTCTAATCATTATTCTAGAAAATACAAGGTTATTACACGTCAAACAGTAAGTAATGACTCTAGGTTTACAGCAACACCTACGGTATTTTCTGTATCAACTACTGAAATAGGTAAATCTGAAACTGAAACAATACATCTTATTCCTATTACTAACGGTATTGAAATTTTAGATTTTGCATTACCGTTTACTACTTCAATATCTGGAAGCGACGGATGGTCTGTGTCAACGGGATCTGATGCAATCAACACCATTTATCTAACGTGGGACCCAAACCAAGTTAATAATATCAATGGCACATATAACTCTGTACTGACAATCACGGCGGAAACGGCCGCTCCTGTTTTAATTTACAATACTGCTGTGGTCAATATCGATTATACCAAATATAAAAACATTGCCACCTGGATAAGTCCAGCAGCTTATAATAACAGCATTATTGGTATAAGTCTTGACTATATCAATAGCGTCAAGACCATTACAATTGGAGTTGGCGCAGGAGGTGATGGCACACCAGTATATGCTGACGGTGGCAATGAATTTGTCAGCCTAAGAAACATTGCTTTCGATGCAGGTCCATTAAAAACACCATACCCATACTGGGCAATTGGTTATAGAATTCCCTTAGAGTCTGTGGGGACATATCTAAGCGGACAGTTAGATATCAATGGCTTACCTCTGTACGAAAAGAAAGTTACCGAAGGCCTTAACTATTCTGATTACTTTGGCTATGAACAAAGCCCTGGATACAGGTCTATGTTTATTGTAGATCACGATAGTGTGGGGAATATTACTGTAGAGATTAACAATTTGCGAGAATTATCCGGCGACCCTGCATTTGATGCTACATTAGAAAATTTAACTAGAGCATTCCACTACTATTCAGACGTGGACAATACCATTAGATATTATCAATTAGGTGCCCCTGTTCAGGATGGTACGGTCGGTTATCTATTTAGAGGTTTTACTACGTCATACTCAACTGCTACATCCGCATGGAGCTGGTCCACCGAAGTGAGCCTGGTAAATTTACCAACTTAATATATTCTTTACCATTCTGTACTAAGATAATTAGTACATATGCTAGACGATATATATCAAATACCCTATGAAGAAGTAGCAGCCGTTGAATGGGATGGCAATAACATCTATTACGATGTAAATCTGTTTAATCTCAATAACGGCCACTCTCAATTCATTGCTTTTAATCCTTGGACACCACATACAGATGTTCGCCGTTTTATCGATGACATTCCCTATTCAGAAAAATGTGTGGTCTACACCTATGAAGGTGAATGGATCGCCAAATTATTCACTGATCGTTGGAATCCTGTAAAAGGATACGAAACAATAGAGATTATTAAACCTAAACCCATTTGGACAAAGAATCCAGAAATAGACAAATTAATGCAGTTCGTTGATGATCCATTTGCCGTACATGAACTAGACAAATGGGAAAGAGATTATAAATTAGTTTGGTATATGGATCCTAAGTTTGTCCCCTCAGAAGATAAAGTTTGGGCAATGTCTGTTCAAATTGAAGGTAAGGAAATACTAGGTACAAAGGACATGGGATACCTTACTCCAGATGTGTCTATAGACTTTAATGAACACTTACCTGACTTAGGAATTAACGTAGATGAATGTTGCCCACCGTTTTGGGATCTGTCTAATGAATGTGCATACGAATTAGATCCTATACATCAAACATCTGAGTTAACTGAACGTATGTGGGTTGTTAAGTTTAGACCAAACTGGCGTAAACCTAAGGAATGGAAATGGTACGGAGTAATAAGTCCCCAGTACCACATAATATATAATCCATTATTGCCTAAATTAGATTATAGTATAGATTATGTCGCACCTTGGTACGACCTTAAGTTTGAACATGTTTGGATGCTGGATAGAAAGCATTTGCAACACGGAGAAGATGATATATGGGCATTCACTATCCAGATTGCTGATGAACCAGAAGGCTCTAAGATAATTGATTACGTTAGTCCTAACATTAAACTAAAACACAATTCAAAACTTCCTAAAATATGCAATGATATAGACTACGATATCCCTTGGTATGACTTTGAATTTGAACATGTTTGGTACCTAGATGACCCATCAGTCTCTCAAGATAATATTTGGATCTCTCGATATAGATTGACCGACAACACAACAGGTGAAAAACAAGTTGGCACATTGACTCCTCTATGGGCAGATCAAATGGATGTTATTTTTATAAGTTATCACGAACTAAATGCAGAACAAAATTGGAAACGTGTTCTACAGAAAGCACCTGATGCTAAACGAGTCGATGGGGTTAAGGGTATATTTGAAGCACATAAGGCCGCAGCTAAGTTGGCAAAGACTGATATGTTTTTTGTTGTAGACGGTGATGCTTATCTAATGTTTGATTGGAAATTTAATTTTCAACCAGGCATATTTGATAGAGATTGCACCTATGTTTGGAAAAGTAAAAATCCTGTAAACAACTTGACATACGGTTACGGAGGTGTTAAACTGTTTAATACGTCTAAGATGCGATCCCTTAAATCATGGGACACTGATCTAACACAGAGCGTCGGTAAGAAATTAACGGTTATGGATAGTGTTAGCAATGTTACACAATTTAACACATCAGAGTACAACACTTGGAAAGCTGCCTTTAGAGAATGTGCAAAATTGTCTAAAAATAATGATGCTGAATCTAAAGAAAGATTAAGAGAATGGCTCGATCCAATCAAATTTGCCGACTTTGCAAAATGGGCAAAGCTGGGAGCAGAGCAAGGAGTAGCATTTGCTAATTCTAATGAAGACATTACTAAAGTAAACGACTACAACTGGCTAGAAAAAACTTTTAATAAATATATTAAAGCTATAGATAATTAAGTACAAAATGGATCATCAAAAAATATTTCAAACAACAAAAGAACAGTTAGATGCAGTGAGTCCTACTTTCTGTGTTGCAAAATGGAACCAGCTCAGTCTCCACTTAGGAACAGGGTTGAATCATAGTTGTCATCATCCTGCCCCACACAAAATCTCTATTGACGAAATTAAAATAAACCCTTCCGCCTTACATAATACATCTTATAAGAAAGAACAACGAAAATTAATGTTAGAAGGTAAACGTCCTAGTGAATGTGATTACTGTTGGCGAGCCGAGGATGCAGTAATAAATGAAAATGAAAGCAACATTTTCAGCGAACGAATTACAAAAAGTGCAGATGCTTGGGCATTGCCTCATATAGACAAAATCAAGTCTCTGCCTTGGGATGCGGATGTTAATCCTACTTATTTAGAAGTTTCGTTTGACACTGCCTGCAATTTTAAATGTGCATACTGTAGTCCTGGTTATTCATCTACATGGAAACAAGAGATAGAACAGTACGGTCCTTACAATCTACAAGATATAACCTTACACAGTTTAGATTATCTAAAAGAGACAGGCCAAATGCCGTTACCTATAACAAAACCAAATCCATACATTGATGCATTCTGGAAATGGTGGCCCGATGTTGTAGGCGACTTGCATACTTTTAGAATCACAGGTGGCGAACCGTTGATGAGTAAGCAGGTCTTTAGAGTGTTGGACTTCTTGATAGAGAACCCGCAACCGCAAATGGAATTTAGTATTAACTCTAATCTTGATGTTCCTAAAAATCTCATCAATCAATTTATTGAGAAGATGCAGACTATTCAAGAAAAGAAAGCTGTTAAGAGTTTCAAATTGTTTACCAGTAACGAAGCACACGGGAAACAAGCAGAATACATTAGATTTGGATTAAATTACAATCGTTGGTTGGTAAATTGTCATAGGGTTTTAGCTGAAATTCCCGACAGTCATCTTACTGTAATGGCAGCTTACAATATATTGAGCATGCCTAGTTTTAAATTACTAATGGATGATATACTAGACATGAAAAGAAAGTATACTTTACAACCTGTTAGAAAGAACCCTGTATCATTAGACATACCCTATATTCGCTGGCCCGAATTCTTAGCACCATGGGTTGCGGATTCTAGATTCCTTCCTATGGTTGAAGATGCTGTTACTCATATGTTTCAAAACTTGCACCAATTGAATTGGCCTCCTTTATGTGGAAAAGGGTTCTTCGACTTTGAAGTAAACAGGATTGAAAGACTGTACTTTACTGTAAGAGATGAGATGATGCGTAGTCACAAGGATCCCAATGTGATTGGTCCTTTGCGGGCACAATTTGCAGAATATATCACTGAGTACGATCTTCGAAGAGGTACTAACTTCGTAGAAACATTTCCCGAACTAGCAGACTTCTATCAAGAAGCTAAAATGTACACTGTAAGATGGCAAACGAAAGGCCCTTTCTAATATGAGCGAACACCTAATACATTGGCGCAATGTACACCTGAATTCAATAAGCCCTAGCTTCTGTGCAGCTAAATGGTATAATGCCAGCATACACCTAGGTAGCGGTCAAACAACCAGTTGTCATCTACCGTTGCCACATCCCATTGATCTAGAACAGATTAAAACTAATCCATCTGCTATCCACAACACTGATCATAAAAAGCAGATGCGTAAAATGATGTTGGAAGGAGCAAAGCCTGCAGAGTGTTCTTACTGTTGGAAGATAGAAGGCATTGGTAGAGATAATCCAAGTGATAGGATCTATAAAAGTGAAATCTACAAGAATGAAGACATACAACAATTAAGAGACCTACCTTGGGACGCTGACTCTATACTTAAAACATTAGAAATAAGTTTTGACAGACAATGTAATTTTGCCTGTAGTTATTGCAATGCCGGTTATAGTTCTACATGGTCAGAAGATCTAAAGAAGAACGGTGCCTATCAAAACTTTTCAGCACACGGCGGCGGCGGAGCATACCAGTCAGACGGTAGCTGGTCTGAAACTAACGGACGTCATTTAGAAAACAATCCTTATATAGATGCTTTCTTTCAATGGTGGCCTGAATTATCACAGACACTGCAAGAAATACGAATCACCGGCGGCGAAGCAACAGTGAGTCAGAACTTTTGGCGATTTGTAGATATACTGCATACCACCGACGCTAGTAATTTAAGATTTGCCGTTAACAGTAATTTAGGTATGAGTGATAAGGCTCTTGAAAAGCTGATAGGCATTACCAAGACATTACCAATTAAAGAATTTGATTTATATACCAGTAATGAAAGCTTCGGAGCACACGCCGAGTATATTAGAGACGGTTTAGTATATAAACAATGGCGTGATAATCTTTCAACTTTTATAGAAAATGCCAATTTTAGGGCAGTGACTATAATGATGACTATTAATAATCTTTGCCTGTTTAGTATAACGGAGTTCTTAGATGATATCATTGAGTTAAAATCAAAGTATGGACATCATAGGCCCAACTTGTCATTAAACATGTTAAGATGGCCGAGCTTTATGAGTCCTCTTGCTTTGCCGGATGAAGTCAAACGAGAATTACATGCTAAATTAAAAGTTTGGTATGATAAAAATAAAAACTCTAAACTATTTGTTGATGGCGAAATGGCACAGATTAAACGTCTACTCGACTACATAGAAGTGCTAGACAAGGGGCATGTGTTTATGCCCGATGATAAGAAGTCATTGCTTGTTGATTTTAAAAGTTTCTTTACACAATATGATCAAAGACGAAATAAGAACATACTAGAAACTTTTCCAGAGATCGCTTCCTGGTATAATTCAATAGAACTGCCTAAGGTGTTTCCTATTATGGAACTGAATAAGCACGGAATATCTAACTATGAAACGGGTGTATATGAACCCTAAAATAGCTGTATGCCTCTATGGATCGTCAAACAGTAATGTTCTTGGTATCCAGAATTATCTAAATGCACTAGGGTATGATATAACCTACTTTGAACACTACGAAGATGACATATACAGAAGCCTCTGGGTATCAGCATTTAAAAAACGTCAGCAAGAATTAGACAAAAGACAAGAATTTGATATTTGTCTAGCAGTAGATTCTAGTAATAAGACACTCGAGTTGTTTGCAAGGCATAACAATCTATTGTTAAATATAAGTTCTTATAAAGATAATAAAATATATTTTGTTCGAGGATCCTTTGTTCAGGGTCAGGGCTCTACTAATGTATCTCCCCAGATATTCTTTTCAAACTCACTTACGTTTGATTTTGCCTGCAATTTTGGAACAGAATATAAAACTCTGCCAATAGATAGAAAACAGGGCGGTATTGGTACTGATTTTTATTATTTTTTAAAAACTTTAAAAATAAAAACCGAATGTATAAATTTTGAAAATACTGAATTATTTGAAATAATATGAGAATAGCAGTTTGTTTAAGTGGACAACCTAGGACAATAGAGGCCGCCATACCTAACATCTTGAAATACTTTTCAGGAGAGCACGAATACGATTTCTTTTGCCATACCTGGGATTATAATACATATAAAAGAAGAAACAAAAATGCAGCTAATAATGAACAACCTGTGTATTGGGAAGGCGATGTACCTGTTGATCGTAATTGGTTGCATGAACAGGTAAAGCGATTTTCTCCTAAACACTATATTATTGATTCGGCAGAAGTAATTGGTGCAGGATTCTCATGGGCATCTTTAACCTACTCTTTAATGATGGCTAATCATTTAAAAAAACGGTATGAAATTGAAAATAATTTTAGATATGATTTGGTTGTTAGAAGCAGGTACGATATAATATTTGAACCTACACATAATTTTTACGCAATCCCATTGGTTATGAAGCCTCAATATTTAGATATTGTATGTGTACATGCAGGCAGAATGACCTACGAGTTTAATAGAGTAAATGTTTCTGATCAGTTTTTCTACGGATCGTCGACTGCTATGGATTTGATTTCAGATCTGTATAGAAAAATACAAAAACATCAAGTTAGACAAGACGACTATGATCTAATAGGACCTGGTGCATTTATATCAGATCATACCGAAGAACGAAATTTAAAAGTACACACTGACTGGAGTAATATTCAGTCAACTGTTTTTAGACCAGAAGTTGCTGATATTGATTCTTTAACTCAACTTGGTTATCAACAGATAAACAATTATTCTCAAACTTTTTACAAATTATGATTAAATTTTTTTACGCTACAGGAGACTCTTTTGTATTTGGACACGAACTTGACGAAAATGGTTCAGAAGAAGATGTAAGTTTATTTGATTTTACTCAGTATAAAAGAAAACATTGTTATACCGGTATAATGTCCGATACATTGAGTATAGGAGATTATCAGAATACAGGATGTCCAGGTGGTTCTAATGAACGTGCATACAGGGTGTTAATATCTGATGTAACAAAAAAACTTAAAATATATAAACCTGAAGAAATATTTGTTAATGTAAGTCTAACACATACTACTCGTAGAGAATTCTGTTTTGGTATTGACCCCCCAGCATATTATATTCATATGAATGCGTTTGAACCCAACAAAAGGGCAAACCCTAAACACCATCAACTATGGGAGATTCTTGTAAAAGAGTTTAATTACAATCACGGACATTTTACATTTGATATGATGATAGTGCTAGGGATACAAAATTTCTTAAGAATTAACAAAATACCTTATCTATTAACATCATCGATGGGAATAGAACACAGTATACAAGAAAGTATTATATCAACTGAATTATTAGATCAGTTGGTTAAAAATAGATATTATGTGTATCCTTCTTTTAGCAATTTTGCCAAAGCAAATGATTATAAAATAGGACCCATGCTCCACCCATTAGAAGAAGGTCATGCAGCCTGGGCAAGTCATTTACTAAATCATATTAACGAAAATAATTTATTGGATAATTCAGACTTATGAAAATTGCAGTTTTAATAGCAGGAGAATATAGAGAATTTCCTGTTGCTCACAAATTCTGGACATTTTTAAAATGGGATAATGTTGATTCTTATTTCTCTACTTGGAATACAAGTAAAATGTTGTTGAAAGGCAAAGGGGAGATAATGGAACAGATCTCTGAAGATAAAATTCTTAATTTTATTACACCTATATCAATCGACCTTGCTAGTTTAGATGACCCTCCACAAAATCAAATTTGTTATCAGGGATATCTAATCAACCGATGGAAATCTGCAATCAACCTTATGAACAACTCAGGTATTCAATACGATCGAGTAATATTGTTAAGACCGGACGTTGCTTTAGATTACGACGAAGAATTTTTTAAAGAATGGCTTGCTAATATACCTAACGATGCTCATGACACACTTTATGCAATTACTGGGGGTAGGTTGGACGAATTATTTCCATTAGACAAATATAGACAGATGAGTGATATGATATATGTAGGGACCCAACAAAGCATTTCAAAAATTCTAGACATAGAAATGGATATCTTCAATACTATTTATATGGTTGACACACATAGATACCTAGCAGATCAATTTGTAATAATATATAATAAAATTATGAATATGCCTGTACAATGGAGCATTGTGAGAAGCAACTGTAGATATCGGACTGATCTTGATTTTAACGGGGTTAAATTAAAATCTAAAGAATGGTGGGAACATCGTATGAAAATGTTTTTTCATTCGGGGCCAAACCGCTGGGGACAAGATTTACCTAAATCAGAGACTGACATAGTTGTGCGTACCAATCCTCCTGAAAATTTAACTAGTTATAATTTATGGAACAAATATAATTTTGAGTTATTCCCAGAGAGGAATACCAGTCCCTTCTGGAAATCACCTGATGATCTGTATACATATAACAAAACAAAGGAGGATCGAGAAACAAAATATATAACATACGGTGAATATGATATTACATATGATTATAATTCTTATGGTTTTAGATCAAACAATTTCATTAAAGAATTTGAGCAAGCATACGATTATCCAACAATGTTGGTTAGTGGTTGTTCGTTTACAGAAGGAATAGGTCTTCCTGTAGATCACTTATGGCATACATTTTTAAAACACCGAATTCTTACAAAAATTAACAAAGGTCCTATAGCCGTATTCAATCTTGGTAAAGGAGGAATTAGTGCTATTTCCGCCATTAGAAATGTATATATTTCTATAGAACATATGGGTGCTAGACCTGATTTGGTTTATATCTTGTTACCCCCTGTGACCAGAAAAGAATTGGTATTTACAAATACAGACGGGACAGGAATTACTGCAGGATTTATGCCAGGCAACCCATTAACAGGTATGTTTTATGATAATGTTCTTGATTTTATGCAAAAAAATCTAGACCTAAGACAATCATATCATGAATATTACCAAATTCTTCTTTTTATAAAATATTATTTAAAATCTAAAAATATACCTTTCTTTTTTAGTTGTTGGAATGGAGACCTTCAGGGAGTTGACTATCCACCCGAACTCAACATTAATTATATCCCTGGTATGATGCATTACTTTGAAAAGGATATTAATCCTGTTCTAAAGCCTTTTAAACAAAATAGGGCTAGAGATTGTGCCCACCCCGGACCAAACTCGCATTACGAGTTTGCCGAAAATGCGTTCAACCAATTATTAGAACGTCAAGAATTTTTGGATGTTTTAGAAAAATGGAAAAGCAATGACAGATAAAAAACTAATGGTTGTATGCGGAGACAGCTTTAACTATGGTATTGGGTGTACAGATTTACACACAAAGCCCTACGGCGTGTTAACTGCTCAAAATTTTGATTGGGACTTGATAAGACTTGCCCGAGGTAGTGCAAGTAATTTTACTGTTTATCTTCAAGGAGAGTACGCTTCAAAAATGAACCCTAAACCGCATCTAGTAATTTTAGGCACAACGTCCATTGATAGATTAGAATGGATCACTACTGGTAAAACATCAGATCCAAACATCCCGTTAACAGCATTAGACATTAACTATCACGAATACCCGCCTCATAACTGGGCACAACCAAATCATGACGCTCCTATGGATTTTCATTTTAAAAACGATCCAAATTACAATCCTAGAATGTTAAGCGAACAAGTATTAGCTCTTACTGACTTTTTAAAAATAGAGAAATCAAAACAGCCTAATCATTATACAAGGATGTTAACAGAAGGTGCGGAGAAAATACAACTTATAGAAGACTACTACTTTGATATATTTGACTCTCGAATTAAACAAGATTACGACCGCGGAGTCATATTAATGGCATATAATATGATTAAAAAACAAGGAATAAACTGTATTATATTTTCAGTGGATGTAATGTTTAAAGATTTAGTTGATGATCCTAGAGATTACTGTAGGCAAGATTGGCACAGATGCTGTCAACTATGGCCAGACACTATTGGATCATTCCATACAGGTGATGGTGGGCATCAAGACACAGCGGATCGATTAATCGAACATATTAAAACAAACGGATTTATTTAAGATGACTACAGATAAGAAACTAATAGTAGTATGTGGAGATAGTTTTAATTACGGTATTGGCTGTACAGATCTGTATACAAAGCCTTATGGTGTACTGACTGCTCAACACTTTGATTGGAACCTTGTTAGACTGGCAAGAGGAAGTGCTAGTAATTTTACAATATACCTACAAGGAGCATACGCAGCTAAGATGTCTCCTAAACCGCACTTGGTAATTTTAGGTACAACATCTAATGATAGGATAGAATGGATTGCTACAGGTAAAACTACAGATACAAATGTACCGTTAACTGCATTGGATATTAACTATCATCTATATCCTCCGCACTATCATACTCCTCCATTGCATGATGCTCCAATGGATTTTTATTTTAAAGATAACCCGGAGTATTCTCCTAAGATACTAAGTGAGCAGGTAATAGCATTTTCTGAATACTTGAAGTTGGCTAAAGCCAATAACAAAAATGATTATTACAAAAGACTACATACAGAGTCTATAGAAAAAGTAGAGTTGATGGAAAATTATTACTTTGATATATTTGACTCTCGCATTAAGCGAGACTATGATCGCGGCGTTATATTAATGGCCTATAAGATGATTAAGAAACAGGGAATAAACTGTATTATATTTTCATCTGATACTAATTTTAAAGATCTGGTTGAAGATCCTAGAGATTATTATAATCAAGATTGGGGTCGTTGCACACGGTTGTGGCCTGACACAGTTAACAGTATGCACACCGGAGACGGTGGACATCAAGATACAGCAAATAGGTTAATTGAACATATTAAAACAAATAGATTTATTTAAAATGTCTATACTAGAAAAAATCAAATTCTACATTGTAGAACGACTGTTTGGTAAACTTACTAGACAGATAAGATATCGCAGACGATTAAAACAGCTTAAAGCTAAAGATCCTTATATCTACAAATAACAATGAAGATAGCACTACTCATCGGCGGAGAATATAGAAACTTTTCTCAACAGTTTCCAACATGGAAATTTTTAGATCGGTTTGACTATGACATCTTTATGAGTACCTGGAATCTATCAAACCCAACCACTGATAGACTAGGATATGAAGGGCCGAAAGAGTTGATTACAGCAGAAAAGATATTGTCAGTTGTTGGCAAGACTCCAATTTATTTAAACATAGAACAAGAAATCAATTTTGATCATCGTGGCAATAAACAAATTTATCATTGGCAAAATTTATTAACTACCTTAATTAATTTGCAAAAAGATTACGACTATGCTATAATTACAAGACCAGACATAGAAATTCCGGACGTAGATAGTTTTAATGGATTTATTGATAAAATTGATCAATCTAAGATTTATGGTGCAAGTGCAATAAATGTGACAGAACCGCCAAATCCAAATATGCTAACAGTGAACGATATATTTTTTATGGCTAATCCTAAACTGTTAATTGATACATTATTGCCTGTTCCGTATATGAAAATGAAAGGCCATGAAGAAATAATAGCAGGTAGAGGTGATAATTTTCATACTCATTTAGCTAATTATTTTATATCAAATAGAACATATATTCATCAAACTCCTGGTGGTATTATGGTAAAAAGAGGAAACTAAAATGAGCGATCATATTGAAAAATTATCACGTGATTATGCTAATGCATTTAGCAATAAAGATATCACAACACTAACTGAAATGTTTGACAATGACATACATCTTGTCGATTGGCAAATTTATATACAAGGTATAGATGCAATATTAGAATATCATAAAATGTTGTTCAACAGTGTAGAAACAATTCAAATAGAAGTCTTGTCTGTAACTTCATCGCCAACTACGGCATTTGCTGAAATTAACGTAATAATTGACAGGCTACCGATAAAAGTCCTTGATGTAATTACATTTAACGACGTAGATAAAATTATAAAAGTAGAGGCATACAAATTTGAAGAAGTTCCTGAAGATGTTCTTTGGCAACGGAAATTGGCAGAATTGCGTAATCGTGACCCGTTTATTTACAAATAAAGATATTTTATAATAACGTATGAGAAAAATTGTACTATGTACTGGAGGATACGATCCTATCCATTCTGGGCACATTGCCTATTTTAAAGAAGCTCGAGGACTTGGAGATGTTCTCATCGTTGGAGTTAACTCAGACGATTGGCTAACACGCAAGAAGGGCAGATCTTTTATGCCTTGGGAAGAACGTGCAACCATTGTTGCCGCAATACATCATGTTGATAGGGTTATTAACTTTGATGATACCGATGGGTCTGCAAAAGATGCAATCCGCAAGACACGAGCAATATATCCCAACTGTGAAATTATATTTGCCAACGGTGGAGATCGCACCAAAGAGAACATTCCAGAAATGGACTTGCTTAACGAGTACCTACATTTACGATTTGTATTTGGTATCGGTGGCGACAACAAAGCCAATAGCAGTAGTTGGATATTAGAAGAATGGAAATCTCCTAAGACTATCCGCCCATGGGGATACTATCGTGTGTTGCATGAAGTTCCCGGAATGAAGGTTAAAGAACTAACAGTAGATCCTAAACAAAGTCTCAGTATGCAAAGGCACGATCACCGTGCTGAGTATTGGATTGTCAGTGAAGGAACTGCTATTGTTAATAGTAAAATGCCAGGAGGATATAATATGCCTAGTCTTAGATTAGAGAAACACGCAGAGTATAAGGTACCGGCTAAAGAATGGCACCAATTGACTAACCCGTTCGATGTACCGTGTAAAATTATAGAGATACAGTATGGATTACAATGCGACGAGTCAGATATTGAACGTCAATAAAGATGCGTTCAGTAGCGGCCAAATTGGCAGCAAGATCTGGCTCTGTGAAGAATTAGAAAAGCTCTTTGATAGTATTGACTCTATTTGGATCTACGGTGGCTGGTATGGTGTTTCTGCATTCCTGTTGTTAAGCAGGAATAATATAGAGATAGAATACGTTCGTAGCTATGATGTAGATCCTGCCTGTGCAGAAGTTGCTGACATGATTAACGAAAACTGGGTATATCAAGACTGGAAATTTAAAGCTAAAACACAAGACTGCAACCTATTAGAAATAGATTGGACAGGCCCTGACCTAATAATTAACACAAGTACTGAACACTTTGAAAGCATGGATTGGTGGAACAACATACCGCAGGGTACAACAGTTGCACTACAAGGCAACAATATGATACATGATGATCATCATATACATAGTACATCTCTAAAAGAATTTACAGCACAATTTCCAGTCAGTGAAATTCTGTATAATGGCGAGAAAGAGTTTGTATATCCCAACTGGAGATTTACAAGGTACATGTTGATTGGTGTTAAATAAAATATGAACTACATTGGATTAAGTTGCGGGTTCCATGATGCCGCAGTAAGTGTTATTAACAGCTACGGTGAGATTGTATTTGCCGGCCATAGCGAACGATACAGCAAAAACAAGCATGATGATAGTCTATGTGAGACCGTCGTTAAGGATGCATTGGCATATACCGTAGAAGATTACTCTGTACACTATTACGAACGTCCTACATTAAAGTATCTGCGTCAATTAATAGCAGGACAAAAGCCATCGGTTAGCAATCTGCGGGCCAAGAACATTATTGGCAAAGACATAATATCTTTACTAGATAATAAAACAGTTCATACACATAACCATCATCTGAGCCATGCAGCCGCAGGATTCCAAACAAGTCCTTTCGATGATGCTACTGTTGTAATCATAGATGCCATTGGCGAGTTTGATACAATTACAATATGGCATGCAGACTATGATAGTGATACAGGCCGAGCTGAATATAAGAAGTTATGGTCTCAACGGTATCCTAACAGCATAGGATTATTCTATAGTGCAATGACTGACCGTGTGGGCCTACGTCCCTTAGATGAAGAATACATATTAATGGGTATGGCAGCATATGGGTCTAACACTGTAGATTTAAAACAACATCTAATTGCAGACGAGAACAAATTGACCTTTAAGTATAATCTACATAAAGGTATGGATCCGTTCTTTGAACAAGGCGCTGACAAATACGACATCGCAGCCAGCAGCCAAGCTCTAGTTGAAACACTAATTACCACAGTAATAGGCAAGGCTCGTAGGTTAGGCCATAGTAAGAATCTAGTCTATGGCGGAGGTGTTGCCCTTAACTGTTCAGCAAATAGATTGTTGGGCAACTACTATGACAACATTTGGATCATGCCCAATCCGGGTGATGCTGGCAGTAGTTTAGGTGCAGCCGCATTGGGATATCGATGCAAAGTACAGTGGACAGATGCGTTCCTTGGGCATGATATACCGGGCAACTATCCAGTTGACAAGATTATAAAAGAACTATACACTAATAAGATAGTAGGGGTGGCTAACGGTCGAGCAGAGTTCGGCCCTAGAGCATTAGGCAACCGCAGCCTACTAGCAGACCCCAGAGGTCCAGACATCAAGGATAAAGTAAATGACATCAAAAGACGACAGAAGTTCCGACCCTTTGCGCCCGTTATTTTGGAAGAGTTGGCTGGCGATTACTTTGATATGCCTGCTGGTTTCAGTAGCAGTAGGTATATGCAGTCAGTCGCTCATTGCCGGCATCCTGACCTATATCCTGCTATCGTTCACTATGATGGGACTAGTCGCGTCCAGACTGTTGCAAACGATGGCAGCGGAATACGAAAGCTCTTGGAAAAGTGGTACGCCTTAACAGGCTGTCCAATGTTGTTAAACACCAGTCTTAACATACGAGGCGAGCCAATGGTCAATGACAGAGCCGATGCAGATCGCTTTGAACAACAGTATAAGATCACAGTCTGCTCCTAATTTTTACCAAAATGGCTTGACAAAGCCCTGTTTCAGTGCTATACTAGTGCTTCGCTGATAACTAAACTTACCACTAACGAAGAAGGAGGTCTTAAATGACTGAAATTACGCTAGATCGGGAACAGGCACAAGTAGAGATTCCTAGTTCGGTCTTAAAAGGAATCAAAGCTCTACTAATGGTGCTGGCACTGACTTTTTCAGTGTTGATGCTCAAATGGGTTGTAGTTGACAAGCTCGACAAATACGAATCCGCTGAGAGTTCTCAAATCACAACAGCAATGAGGGAACGACAACTAGGTTGTTTGTCCAAAAATATTTACTATGAAGCAGGTAGCGAGCCATTTGAGGGGAGAGTTGCAGTGGCTCAGGTAACAATGAACCGTGTGAACAGCGGACAGTTTCCGGATGATGTTTGCAAAACAATTTATCAACGCAATATCTTTTATGAAAAGATTATATGTCAGTTTTCTTGGACATGTAATAGAGATTCTGGTATGCGGCCACCCGATAATGCTAGCTACAGAGAAAGCGAAGAAGTGGCTAAGAAAGTTCTCTTAGAAGGCTTCCGTTTACCTAGTTTGGACAAAGCATTGTACTATCATGCCTCGTATATATCGCCGGGATGGAAACGTAAACGTATTATACAAATTGGACAGCATATCTTTTATGAGTGAATTGAGCAATGCCATCCGTTGTATATTTTACAACGTCCATTAGCAATATTTCTCATTGCTCTTTCATCTAAGGAATTTTCTTTACAAAAGTTCCTTAGATTCTTTATTATTTCTGTAGTTCCTGTCGGATGAGTTATACACCAAGTCTTTGCCCTACACATGTTATTAAGGGCATCTTTTGAATAATTCATTGTTTTGCCTTTATTATGTGCAGGTCTTGGATTTAATTTCTTAGTGTTACTAATTCTTTGTTTCATTGATTCGGACATAGGTACTCCTTTGTTATGTGGAGTTTTTCCTTTATTCTTTAATCCAATTTTAATTTTTGATTCAGTAGTATGATGGTCACCCCATCTTGGATGATTCTGTTTTTGAACATTTGATCCGTGAAATCCATTTGGTTTTGCTAATGCTCGATTTGCATACATACAGGAATTAACTACTTTGAAGTGCAGATGAAATTTTAATTCTCTACATCGAGCATCCTCACTACTGTTATGTATAGAAATTATAATTGTTTTAAATAAATGAGGATTAGTTTTCACTTCGCTATCCCATATTGTCTTATATAATTTTGATGATACTGACCCCTTATATCCATTCTGTATTTTTTCAACCGAGGAAGATCCTATATAAAATGGAGGTAGTTTATTTCCCAAGTAGGTAGTTAAATATGTACAATAAATAGTCATGCTGATTGCTCCTTGTTAGCATTAGAGTAGTTGGGGAGTGGACGCCCGCGAACTACACCTTTATTTATTAGATTGACAACTGTGTTGATCTATGTTATAATTAATTCATCATCTTTTACAAGTAAGGACTCGAAATGAAATTTCTCGGATCTATTGTCCGCTCGATCGACTTTGTCTATATGTTCTTTAAGAACCATTTGGGCCATTTGAGTGCTCATACACTAGGCTGGATTACCATTGTTCTATTGCACTTTGCGGCTGTTCCTACCCTATTAGCAATGATCCTAGCACAAAGCGACAAACTGCCGCCCTACGATCTTATGTTGTTTGTTTGGGCAGCTCTAACTACACTATTCTTTAAGAGTTTGATTGAGAAGAACTTCCTGTATGTTTCTACAATCTGTATGGGATTTATTGGTCAAGTAGTAATGCTGGGAATGATCGTATTCAAATAAATAAATGAATGCGAGCACACGAATTTATTGACGAATCAGCGGCCTGGCACCGCAAAGCAGGTAAAAGCAAATCCGGCGGCCTAAACGCCAAAGGAGTTGCTTCTTATCGTAGAGAACATCCAGGTAGCCATCTACAGACAGCAGTGACTACTAAACCTAGCAAATTAAAAGCAGGAAGTAAAGCGGCTAAACGCCGTAAGAGCTTCTGTGCTAGAATGGGCGGAGTAGATGGTCCTATGAAGAAACCCAACGGTGAACCAACACGCAAAGCCTTGGCTTTACGCAAATGGAATTGCGAATGAAAATTACAGAACTACTATCTGAAAAGAAATTGGCCACGCCCACACAAAGTCAATGCTCTGTAGGGCATAGCCGTTTAAGCAATGTACGTTATGCACAATGCGTAAGCAACGGAATGTTAAAGCATGATACTGGACATACTGACGGTACCGGCAAGCAGGGTGTTAAAGGTAGCGGCCACCCACTAAAAGGCCGCAAATCCAAGAGTGAAGTTCATGGCGGTCCGGTCAAGGACTATTCATAAACTGTCAAAATCGTCCTCATTGAACTTTTCCACAACCTGTTCTAAAAATTCATGATGATCTAATACGGCCCAACGGTCGTCTAGCTCATATATTTTTTCTTCCCCACCTTCCCATTCCTTGACGCCTAACATTTCCATTAATTCTGTAAATGTAATGGGTTCATCTCGCATATGACTTACCCAGATGCAGGTAAGGAAACTGCACATAAAAACAACCTTGTTGTCATATATACCGTATTCTTCACACCATGCCACTGTTCTGTCTAAGTAATAGTCAATGTCTTCGATCCTATGTTCGAGCTGTGCTATCCATTCTTTGGTATCGTTTCTGGACCAGTAGGACATCAATCGCCCCTTTTGTCTAGTTTGATGCAGACCGGACATTCACAGTCTGGGCAGTATTCGCATTTGGTACAGCCATGATTGCAGTGTGCAGGACACCCACATTTGCATTTAGATGTAAATCGTTTGTAGTTCTGAAAGTCGTCCATGTATTTTTCCATGTTTTTCTCCTGCTTGGATATTTATAGTGTAAATATGAGTATGATCGATATTACAGCAGCCGCAAAAGAAAAGATAACTGACCTATTAATGCAGGAAAATAATCCCAAACTGTCATTACGGACATTTGTACAGGGCGGTGGATGCAGTGGATTTAGCTACGGTTTTACCTTTGACGAAGAAAAGAACGAAGACGACTTTGAATTCTCAATTGGAGATTTTAGAGTATTGGTAGATGCAATGAGTATGCAATACCTACAAGGTGCTAACATTGATTATAAAGAAGAACTGATGGGCAGTAGTTTTGTAATTAATAACCCAAATGCTGAGAGTACATGCGGTTGCGGTAGTAGTTTCTCCATTTAAGTGGTAAAAATCACTTGACAGCCTGTTAAAATTGCTGTATAATAAGCTATGTTTAACACAAACACACTCTAAATATGATCGATCCTTGCTATCTGGTTATTTCTTCTTTGGAAGATCACTCTAGTCGCCTTAACAAAGAAGCTATCATAGAAGCCCAAATGGACAATACAGAATTGTTCGAAGGCTTTAATCTAGCACTTAGCCCATTTATTACATTTGGTGTCAAGAAAGTTCCTACATTTACTGGTCCAGATGGACAAGGACTTCCCTGGGAAGCCTTTAAAGAATTATGCCACCTACTGTCAACACGACAGCTCACAGGTGATGACGCTCGTTCAGCAATTGAATTGGCCCTGTCTGCCAGCACAGAGAAACAATGGAACGGCTGGTATCGTCGTATCCTTATCAAAGACCTACGTTGCGGTGTTAGTGAAAAGACCGTTAACAAGATTAAAAAGAACGCGGTACCTTTGTTCGAGTGCATGTTGGCACACGATGGTGCCAATCACGAGAAAAAGATCGTAGGCAAAAAGCTGCTTGAACCCAAGTTGGACGGTGTCCGTGTACTGACTATCATCGACTCCGTTGCTAAAACCGCAACAATGTACAGTCGCAACGGCAAAGTACTAGAAAACTTTGGACATATCACTAGCTCTATCGAAGCCAACATCAATTTGTTTGAACGCAGTATTGTCATTGATGGAGAAGTTGTTAGTAGCAGTTTCCAAGCATTGATGAAGCAGGTGCATCGTAAGAGCAATGCTGATGCGGGTGATGCTCGCCTTATGGCATTTGACATCCTTCCACTTAGCGAATTCCAAATTGGCAAAAGTGTTCTAGGACAGAAACGCCGTAGTAATTTGCTACGCAGTATGAAAACCACACTGGACAAGGTAGGCAGCATTGACATCATTCCACAAAAAGAAATTGATCTAGACAGCTATGTTGGGGAGCTAGAATTTAAACAATACAACCTAGATGCTATCGAAGCAGGTTTCGAAGGCATCATGATCAAAGATCTAGATGCAATCTACGAATCAAAACGCAGTGCAAGCTGGCTCAAGATGAAGCCGTTTATTGAAGTGTCTTTAGAGGTCACAGATGTTGAAGAAGGTACTGGAAAAAATGAGGGCCGCCTTGGGGCACTGGTCTGTTCTGGTGTGGACGACGGAAAGACTATCGTCGTCAATGTTGGTAGTGGCTTTAGCGATAGTGATCGAATTGAGTTTTGGGCTAATCGTGATAGTCTCCCTGGTCAAATTGTTGAAGTGAGAGCAGATGCTATTACACAGAATCAAGACGGAACTTATAGTCTTCGCTTCCCGCGTTTTCTCCGATTCCGCGGCTTCGTGGCTGGCGAGAAGATTTAATATGGAACAACTGGCTCTTAAAGATACACTTTATGCAGGCATACATGCCCTAGCAGAGAATCGTAGGTATTATTACCACAGTTCCGTAGGATCTGATTATAGTCGTTGGACCGACGAAGGTATCCTAGCTATAACTGAATATACCAAGATAATGGTTGAAATGATGTTAGCTGAAGAAGAAAGATCGTTAAATAAACGTGCCAAAGATCTAGTGATCAAAGGCCTAAAAGGAGAAACTGTTTAAGTGAGCAAAGAGGAAGCAATAACAGCAGAAGGCATAGTAGAGGAAGTCTTGCCAAATGCAATGTTCAGAATAAAGTTGGCGCACGGGCCAATTGTCTTGGGACACATCAGTGGCAGGATGCGTCAAAATAAAATCCAAATCCTCACAGGTGATAAGGTACGTATTGAGTTAAGTCCTTATGACTTGTCAAAGTGCCGAATAGTGTATCGCGAACGCTGATATGCATCCCGGACCAAGCGACACGTTTGTCTTTAGGAAGATAGAAGTATTACTTTGGGCAAAGTGGTTTGCTTGGCGTCCTGTTAAAATACACAATAAAAGAGTTTGGTTAAAGACAGTCTATCGACGTGAAATAAACACATATGTTGATATGGAAGATTGGGCTAGATACGAATACGGCACACTATTTGACGTCCTAAAACACAGCCAATAAAAAAGCGCCCAGGGCGCTTTTTTTATGTTAAGTACATTTCCCAACTTGGGTGTTGTAAGTGGAATTTCATCTTCTTACGCTTGTCAACCAATTGGAAGTACGTAGGCTTATAAGGCTTGACTTTGGGAACAATTTTTTTATTGTTGCCTTTGTTAGCATTACAGTCTGTACATGCACAGCAGGTATTTTCATAGGTAGTTTTACCACCATGACTTGTTGGCAGTACATGATCCAATGTGGCGGCTTTATGAGTTACATCATCACCGCAGTATTGGCATTTGTATTCATCACGTAAGAATACGTTATGTTTAGAAAACCTTACTCCAGTCTTTTTCTTTTGGTATTCTTTCAAGATCATAACTGCAGGAACACGGGTTTCCCAGTATTCACTGTGAACAATCCAGTCGTCATACCATTCCAAAACCGTAGCTTTATCTGTTACTAGGTAACGAATTGCTTCTTCCCAGCTGATTGTACTCAGTGGAAGTACGGAGATTGGACTTGCATCGGCGTTAAGGATTAATGTTGCGGACATGATTTTACTACTTGGTTATTGTTCCATAATATTTATTATAGCATGGAATACCGGTAAAGTCAATGCTATAACTTGCTTATTTTTAAGTCGCTGTCCACAGATATATTCCATAATCTCCTATTCTCTACACCTCTTGCCTGTGCGAATTGTTTTGGATTACAATTCGCACAGACATGTTGGTAGTCATTGCTAACTCTACGATGATCCATTTTTCCTAAAGCTCTTTCAAAAACAGATTTACAACAGTTGCATTCAAATACAGCTATGGTCTTTGTTCTCGAGTAGGAGTGTTCAACCCCTAGATTGCTTTTTCTAATATATTGTACAGTAATTTTTTTTGTTGATAAGAACATTGAGTATTTACGTTTGGATTATAAAAATCCAAACTAAATAGTGGTATGAGCCAATCTACTATTATCCATTCCAGTCTGGTAAATCCAGCCAACCCTCAAAATTCTAAAGAAGTGAAGGACAGACAATGACTATTCAATATATCAACACAGGATCGAGTGCAAACGCAGGCAATGGTGATAGTCTAAGATCTGCATTTATTAAGGTTAATAATAATTTTGCATATTTGAGTACAGCTACTGGCACAGGTGGCATAGGAATTGTAAATTCTGGCCTAAAAGGAAGATTAGCATATTATGCCAATACAGGTACAACACTAAGTTCGATACCATCGATCAGTTATACTACCTCTACACCATACCCTGTATTGCAAATTGGTAACAATTCTTCTTCTCCGTCATTGGTAATTGTAAGCAATGGTTATAATAACTCTCCTGTTGGAGGATTTACATTTTCTCAACATCACAATAATCCAGGCGCTACGAATTTTAATTATTATAGATCACGAGGTACTTCGGCAATAAACACCAATGTACTTGCTGGCGACAGTATTATTGACATTGCATTTGGAGGTTATAATAACGGAATCAGTATTGCTGCACAGTTTACAGTGTCTGTAGAAGGAACTCCTACTACACCCGGTCACATCCCTGCAAAATATCAAATTGGTACAGACAATGGTACAAGTTTTGCGTTTGGCGCAGAATTAAGTAGTTCTAGTACTTGGAAAATTAATAAATTAAGCAATCTATCTACTACGACTAATTCTATTAGTGTTTTTACCGATCTAGTACCTGATCAAACGGATCTACGAAATTTGGGTAGCACAAGCAGCCAATGGAAAAATTTATATGTAAATGGTTCTGTCAACTTAAACGGCATCGAAATAGGTTACGGTTATACTGGTAGTAGAGGTTTCCAAGGTGTTCAAGGAAATACAGGAACACAGGGTATCCAAGGTGTTCAAGGAAATACAGGAACACAGGGTGTTCAAGGAAACACAGGAACACAGGGTATCCAAGGTCCTATTGGTGTAACAGGTGATCAAGGAGCAATAGGTAATACAGGAACACAAGGCGTTAGAGGATTTACCGGTGCTCAAGGTATTTCAGTTACATTAATTGGTAGTACAAGTACAAGTGCAGGATTACCAATTCCAGGTAATCCGGGTGATGGATGGATTGTTACGGATACTGGTAATTTATGGTTCTGGAACACTGTGGCTCAAACATGGAATGATATTGGAGCCATTGTTGGACCACAGGGCGACCCCGGTATACAAGGTATTAAGGGCGACCAAGGTCTTCGAGGAAATACCGGTGCTCAAGGAGTTCAGGGAGTTCAAGGCGAACAAGGAGTTCAAGGAGTTCAAGGGGCCAAGGGTGATCAGGGAGTTCAGGGAGTTCAAGGCGAACAAGGAGTTCAGGGTAATACTGGAGAACAGGGTGATCGAGGTTATACTGGTAGTCGTGGAAATACTGGCTATGTAGGATCACAGGGTGACATTGGCTATGTAGGTAGTAAAGGTGACCAAGGTGCTCCGGGCGGTAATGCCAATACAGCAAATTTTGTATTCACTAATAATCAAATAACTGTTGCCAACGATGGAAATATAAATCTGTTAACAAATGGTAATAATTGGACATTTAGTAATTCTGGTACATTGACATTGCCAACCGGATATAGTATAGGTGGTAATACTAATGGTAATGACGGTATTGCTTTGACTACAGACCGTGGTACAATATTGTTTGGAAATCATCCTGAACAATGTACTCCTCCTACTAGCGGATCACATTTCCACATAATGAGAGAGAATAACAGCACCACAGAGTTATTCTTTGGTGATGATTACAACTATGTTAAACTACCTAAATCAGATAACGGTAATGGTGTAGAAATTGGTACCAATGCCGATCATGTTTGGCGATTTGACACCGATGGTGTATTAAACTTCCCCAACAATAACGGACAGATAGGACAACTAACATCACCATATACAGGATTAGAGTTCCGCACTGGATCAGGTGCTGATTGGATTGGTATTAGTTACGGTGAGATCAACGACAACAACACCAGTTACTTTTACTTTGACAAAGATGGTAGTGATTACACAACTGCCAATCATCGTGCCCATTTACAGATTAAGAGTCCGGAGCAGGCCTATGGCGCAAGCCACCTAGAATGGTTGTTCGATGCTGACGGTAATTTAACAATACCCCATGGTGGTAAGTTAGGATTTGATTTACTTGCCGATCATAATTATGGAACAATAGTATTACAATCAGCAGGAGGCACCGGGACTTATGCGGCAATTGCCGGACATTGGTCGTATGTTATGGCTTCTGATAATGAAGTTCGTATACAAACCGGGATTGAAGGTAGCCCGTATTACGATTGGACATTTGGCGCAGATGGTACCACAAAATTCCCTAACAATACATTGGACGCTGGCACTAGTACAATTGCCATTAGATCAACAGTGGGTGCCGAACTAGATTATATCAAAGAAAATGTTCAAAATACAGCAAATGAAGTATTGAGTGCGTATGTGGGCGTTGATAACAACGGTCCATACATGGCCAACAGTGCCTTAAACAGCAGCAACACTGATGCTAATTTTAGTATCTGGAGTGTTGACAGTAAGGGTAATTTGGTAACATCAATCGTACATGAAATTTCCACTGGCACCGATGTTGGTGATATTGTTGATATTGATGGCAACAGTATTATCTATACAGTAGCCAGTGAAACTCCTCCAACTCGTGCTCCTAATGGACGCTTATGGTACAACAGTGTAGAAGGTCGCATGTATATTAGATACACGGATCTATGGGTTGATGCCAGTCCCACAGTTATTCCACCTATCAGCACTTACTTGGAAGGATTGACTGTCGATGGCACAACTATAGGCACAGTTGATTCCAGTGCTACAGTCAGTGTTTCCAGTGGCATGGACAATGTTTGGACATTTGACAACGCTGGAACTTTGACATTCCCAGCAGGATATGCTTTGCCAAACACTATGGGCACAGCAGGACAGGTATTGTCTGTAAGTACAAATTCTAATGTTTTATATTGGACAACAGCCAGTGGCGGAGCCAGTTTCAAATACGCAAGAGTTCAAGAAGGTATCACCAACCATCCAGTAACCAGTATTACAGGTAACTCCGGAGATGGATTAAGTCTAACTAGCGATCGCTGGGCCCAATTGATGTGGGTTCCTGATACCGGGGTTGTAACCATTGGGGACATTGATAACGGTGGTGCAGCATATAATTGGGCCTATGTTAGTGCCACAGGGTTTACTGTTGAAAATAAAAACTTGGGCACGACATCAACTTGGAAATTTGGCACAGACGGTACATTAACATTGCCAGATGGCGCTAGACTATATGATGACGATGGCGGAATTAATCTAGGCGGTTATCAGGCTGAATTTGCGGATAAAGTAATTCAACTTGTCACTACTAACACTGGTGGCGGCGAACATGTTTGGAGATTTGAAGAAACAGGAACCCTTAAACTTCCGGGTGCTATCACAGGATGGCAATCACCGGTTGTTATTCAAACCAGTCCAGATTATGTTACTACTTCAACTTGGACATTTGGTACTGATGGTAATTTAACATTACCACTTGAGACTAAATTAAATTCAGGCGGTGTTGGCGTTGCCAATAGTGCAGAGTTGGGAACATCAGTTACGTTGTCAACATCAACTGTTGTTAATAGTGAAATCTACATGGGATCTGGCTACGGTGAATTCCGTAGCATATACAACAAGGTGGGTTCAACTTCATCTGGATTAACTTACGCCGGTGTAGAAGGATTTAATTATGCCCAGTATGGAGATGTTAACTTCAGCGGCATGGTCAGTCAAACTCCTCATATAGATAGTATGTATACTATTTCTGTCAGTACAACTACTGGACTGATCAGCATTGGATTTACACAGGATGGTGGAACATCAGTATCAAAAGATTGGATTACTGTATTAGGAACGCTTAACACTGGATACACAGTTAATGGTATTTTTGCCGATACTACTCAAACTGTTATAGCAGGTGGCGATGGTGTTTTGAGTAGCATTGTTAAATTAACAGATTCTGTGAACATTACCACTATTGATAGTATATCAACAGCTACTCAGACATGGACCTTTGGCACAGATGGTAAACTGAAATTCCCTAACAACTCCTCATTTGATGGTCAGACTTTATCAAATACTAACACTGGTGTTAACTATACCTTAAAGATTGCCAATGGTGGTGGTGCTGGCAGTGTATTTGGTATAGGAACAGGAAATGCCACATATGGCATTGCCAACGATGCTCTCAATCATGCACAAGATGGTTATGTTCCTTATACCATAACTGCTCAAAAAATTAATCTTACAGTACCAGGAGCTGGTCAGTGGCAGTTTGATACAGATGGTGGATTAAAATTCCCAGGAGACAACACAGCCACACAATATTTGGCCTACACAGGTATCTTAAATGATTTAATAGACGTTGACACAGCTACTCCGACTAACGGTGATGTTCTACAATATGATAGTGCATCTGGAATATGGAGACACGTTCAATTAGCTACAGGATCCATTACATTAAAAGGTGTTTGGGATGCTAGCACTAATACCCCTACATTGTCAGCAAATCAAGTAGGAGCAGACGCAGGTTGGGAATATCTAGTCCAAGTCGCAGGTACGCAGAATCTAGGTCTCGGAACCAGTACATATCATGTCGGAGATTTGGTATTGTATGACGGTACAAACTGGAATAACATTCCGGGCAGCGCCAGTGTTAATAGTTTCAACACTCGGGTCGGTGCCGTTGTATTATCCAGTCAAGATGTAACTACTGCATTAGGATTTACTCCCGGTTTAGGTGCTGCAGGACCACAAGGCCCACAAGGACCTTCGGGTGTAACTGGACCACAAGGACCAACTGGGGCAACTGGACCACAAGGCCCGAGCGGACCAAGTGGCGTAACTGGTGTAACTGGACCACAAGGACCAACTGGGGCAACTGGGGCAACTGGACCACAAGGCCCGCACGGGGTAACTGGACCACAAGGACCAACTGGGGCAACTGGGGCAACTGGACCACAAGGCCCGAGCGGACCAAGTGGCGTAACTGGTGTAACTGGACCACAAGGCCCGAGCGGACCAAGTGGCGTAACTGGTGT